CGATTCTAGCTCCTTTTCAGTTACGACTGTTTGACCTTGACTCGGATATACAACCCGAGGAGAAACCCTATCACCGTAGGGTAGAGCTGCCGTCTCAACTATCCTGCCTTCTGCAAGCGTTAGTAAACTCCCACGATTTAAAGCGTTGATTGTCGTGGTGGAACATATAGTTGAGTTCATGTACAAGCTGATCAAGATCAGGAATGCTACTGAATAGGATAGGACTATTACCCTCTTCTGCGAGAATCTTACGCCTATGGGCTGCCAGGATACCTGCAATCGCTTCGTAATGCCGTTTCGTAAACATCGCCATTAGTTGTTATCTCCTTCTTCGCGTTTCAGGGTTAAGGCAAGCTGGGTCACGGTTTGTTCCCAGTGTGATCCGCCCGTATCAGCCGCTAACGCTTGTTGTACTTCCCAGTAGTCGGGACTAAGGTACTCCGCTGCGACCATCGGTGTCGTATCGAATCCATGCCGAGTGTTGATCTTGCGTAGCGTGTGCTGATCCTCGCAGTAGCGGGAACAGAATTTGGTGTAACGAATCGCGGTTGACTCATCGTACTGGAACCGTCGATCGCATTCGATACACCAGTCCGTAAAGGCGTTGATGGCGGGTTGGGGTAGTGCTTTAGGCTTCGGCGTATTCCTGTTTCCGTTCATGTTCCAGTGGTGGCTGGACGTGTTGATTGTCCAGCCTTTGCCGAAACCAAAATCGTTATCTTGCGGCAAGCGTTCTGCTATCAGCGTCGATGCGTCCAGGTGGATCAGCGCAAACAGTAGACTATCAAGAAACCTATAATCGAGGGTCTCATTCGACGTATGAGCGCCGAAGTAGCCAACTGACAAGTTAGTACACTCGCCGATCAATCCGACATAGTTTGCGGTGTCGGTGAATATGCCGTGTGAACTCGGCTTATACGGGAACCTGCTAGCGGGCATATGCAGATTGATGGCGCTTGCTAGGGATTCGGCAAACGTATCGCTTGCACATTCGCCGAACTGGTGTGTAATTACGTCACTATAGCCCTTGCGATCTAAGGCAATCGCATACTTGATCCCGTCGAAATACTGGTACGGTTTGTCGGCTAACGCTTGTGAGCCGATCCCACCATTCTCTTCGCCGAAGTGAAAGATATAGTGACCAGCCACGCCAGCCTTGATCATCTCGGTGCACAGCCAGACGCCTGCCGTATCATCGGCACCAAGGCAGTTAGAACCTGATCGCTTGGATTTCCGCGACAGTCCGACCATGTCAATCTGAGGATCAACATGTACCGTTTGCCGTCCCTCTCGCGTGTGGACAGTATCGGTATGGCACGACCACAGTACAGGCGAGTTCTCGCCTACGATAACGTGATAGTTCCGGTGAATGTCTTGTGTCGCGCCCGGAATAGACGCCACATACTTGTCGATAAATGCCGATTCCGTAGCGGACCCGGCAGGGCGCATGTAAGTAAGCATGTGAAAGAGCGTAGTTTTAGCCATTAGAACGCCACGCTTTCACTGCCGACGCTATCCCAGTCGATCGATGTAGCGGGAATGGTATCGGGTACGACGGGAGTAGCCGATAGAATCGAATCATTCAACAGATCGAGCGTATCCAGACACCTAGGATACCTCTCACATGCGGGACAGCGGCTCTTGTTATCGCTCCACGCGGTATCAAGGTGTAGCGTGTCGCATCGATCGCAGTAGGTGTAGAGATACCTATGCCGGTGACAGTAGAGATACTGACCAGTGCGAACGGTTTCGGGATAATCGGAGGTATTTGGGATGTGACGAGTTCCACAATTCCCGTGCGGACATTCAACCGATTCTTCTTCCCAGCATGGTGTGCAGTACATGCGGCTGTTACTGGCATACACGCTAGGCGTCTCCCGATTGTCGATATGGTCGTGGCAGTGGTAGCACGTGTAGTAGTGCTCTCCGCATGTATTACACATATCACTGCCGTGACGGGCGTACTGTTGTGCGTAGTGCGTCTCACACAATGGACATTCGTACGTCAACACTTCTTGCACGTACCCCGATGTCTCAGCGGTACAGGTATCACCTGATCCGAGAATAAACCACTGACCGTCAGATGAGGCGTGGCACCCGTCGCTACCGTCGATATATGGCATGTAGAATCCCTTGCCCGAGAATCGGTCGTTTCGGGGGTACGGGATGCGTCGAATCCTGGCACCATCAAAGCTATTAACGTGACGGTATCCGGCATTGTGCAGTAACGTCTGAAGTGAACCATTACCATAAATCCTGACGTACTGTTTCTTCTCCGGCCACACAACGGCACGTTGTTTCGGCATATCCAGCGGGCCACGGTATGCGACAGCAAGGTCACTCTCGCCGTAGACAGATACCGGATGAATAAATAGGTCAGAATCATAGTCCGTCTGCTCTTGCCACCCGTATTCGAATTCACCATCCGGGCGTGCCTGCATACAGCTATGAAACCCTACATCTGGATTGCTGTAAATCGTGACGATATCTTCCGTACTGCGGGCGATCTGGAGTTCAAAGTTTACTGACTCGCATTCCCCGCAGTAGTCGTCAATCGTTTCTTGGGAGAACTCACTGCCGTAAAACTGGGTTAAATACTTCCCAGGCCGTACCCGAAGCTGCCGATCCGCTACACCAAACTCTTCTGAGGGTGTATAGGCGACCATTCCCGGATGGGCGGTCGAGAGGTGAGCAAAGTGATTAGCCGTTTCTGTTTTGTACTGTACGAGGTAGTGATTCGACCAAGGCGTATACTGATAGGTTCCATCCTCGAATCGTTCACTTTCACGCCGTCGCCATTCGCGGCACTCCCGATCCGTCGGTAAGAACGTCACGGTGTAGTCTGTTCGATTGGGGAAATTTTTAAACGCCTCCTCTCGACTGGCATACTTCCGATCGCTGAAGTTCTCCTCGTTTTCCTTTGTGACTGTTACGGTTTTCAGGTGGACATAGTGTGGCATCTTTGATCCTCCGTCAACGTGGATTGCAAGCACACGAAAGTAGGCGCATACGAGCGAACATGGGCGGACTACATGCGCAGTGGCGACATTGCCAGAATCCTTCTGCGGCGTTTCATGTATTCGTGTCTGTTCGTCATATGCGCCCGGTGAATCGACCGATCGTCTAGAGATCCCCCAATCCCTTAACCGACCGATCGAGCCAACCCAGACTGCATATCCTGTACCAGGACAGCCGGATGTGCTCGATTCTGGACAGTTTGGAGCGTTCAGCCGTCTCGCTCTAAGGCGCACCCCGCTCCCGCCCCGTGGTATTGATCTTGCACTGGGTCTGACCCAAAGCGCGTTACTGGCACTGGGTCTGGCCCAAAAGTGATTGGCTGCTCAACAAGGAGGACAATTTATACATGCCGCAAGCATCCGACGCATTACGACGGTACTGGGGCGGGGCGGATTCAACCCCTGCCATCGCACATCTTGAGTCTCGTGGATATACGCTGACAGCAGCATGGACGTGGATACCGCCTGGGGATCTGACATACTCCACCATGCCGAGGCGGGACTTTCTGGCGATCAAGTTTCTGATGGATGAGTGGGATTTTGGAGGGTTGGAGAGATGACGAGAAATCTCCTTCGACTGGGTCTGGCCCAAATGCGGGACCACCTTAACGCGATCGAATTCTGGCAGAAACAGGAGGACTGGGATCGGGTCGTGTTTTATCGCGCAAAACTAGCGGCACTGGTCGAATTGCTGGAGATTTACGACTGTGGATCGATCGGAGGATTTGGAGAAGGACAGCCCCGGAACCAGACCCTGCCGCAGCGATCCGACTGGTTGCTGAGGAAGTATCAGTCGAATACACATAGAAAAGGAGACGTATGAACATTTCCGTTCACACCGCCGCACGACTCTTTATTGAGGCTAACGATTGGACAACAGGACAGGTGCCCTATATCACTGATGATTCTGAAATTCGGAGGATTGCAAAAACAGCATTTGACGGGACAACCCTTCTTCATCTCAATGCTGTCTGCAATGAAATCTTTCGAATACTGGCGGTTGAATACGCACGGTACTATTTGTGAATCAGAAAGGAGACGTATGACGAAGTATATTTGTGATAAGTGTGATCAGGATATTGCGCCGTTACCTGGGAATGGGTTCAACTCCCCCTTATACAAGGTCAAGCCCATCGCTAGCAACATGGAGTACGAAGTGTGTCAGGATTGTCTGATTGTCCTGCGGGCAAACTTTGTCGAAACCATGATACCAGGTAGGGGAAAATGGCATGAAGGCACAATACCCTTCCGACTACCATCCACCTGAACAGGGGGTGTGTCAGGTCTGTGGATACGTTACGAAGGGTTGGACACGGGTGTGGCTCGCTCTTTGTCCGAAACACTGGCAGGAGTTGGTATAAAGGAGACACAATATGTTGACATTCTTTACGATGCTGTTAGTGGGGTCTTTGGGGTTGTTGTTACTGGGTCTGCTCACGATGCTGGGGTTCATGGCATGGGATATGGCGACCAACGGGGAGCCGTTATTGGCTTTCATTGTCACTACCATCATGCTCGCGGTGGTATCGTTGATGATGATTGGAGCACTGAGCGATAAACCTCTTAATCATCCAACCCAGATTGAACGCCTCCAATGACACACCGCCCCTGGACTCGCAACCCCAATGGCACGATTGTTGATACCCAGTGGAAGCGGAAGCGGGAGCAGTACCGACGGGCCGCGGATACCTTGCATCAACTGGGTCTGGCCCATCGGTGGACAACAGAATCTGCACGAAAGGCAGCGTTAACCATGTGGAAGAAGAAGAAGAAGGGGGCAAGTGGGCAGCGGCTGGGGTTTCCGGTCAAGCGTGCCGAACGTATTGATCACGCAACAATGCGGAAGTTGTACTCTGTATATCGAGCGTTTGAGCCTGTCCTGATTGTGTCTATTGTATCCTACGATCCTGATCAATGTGTTTGGCGTGTTACCACACAAGGACAACAAGGGCGTATTATCTCTGAACGTGCCGCACTCACTCGACTGGGGCACTTGAAAGCGAGGAAACGGTAATGGGAGGATCATTTATGCAATGGATTGAGAACGCTATCGAAGTCATGATGTCGTTGGCGCTGTTTCTTTTGTTGTTGCTATTTACCAGTGCGATGATAGGGATTATTATATTTGCCATTACCGCACTACTTACACCCGAGCACACGCCTGAACGTGTGGGGTGGGCGGTAGGTATATGAAATGGTTCTGGCTGTCCTTTGCTGTCTGTTTCTTACTCTTTCTGATTTGGGAGAGGTATCATGATGACGAATAACCTGACGACCAATGAACTAAAGGCACTGCTAGCGACCGCAGAACTCGTAGCCGATGCTGAACGTGAGCGTGCTCGCGCATGCGATGAACGGAATGCTCAACTCTCTGCCCGTCTCCGTGATGTCTCCGCGCAGCTGGAAGAGGCACAAGCCAAGGTAAAAGCCAGAAAAGTCTTAAAAGCGGTCTTCACTAAAGATGAAGACGACATCTGGCATGTTGCCGCAGACTTCTACGATTATGCATATTTCAATCGGGTACAGGCTGCACTGGTCGCGGAAGCCTCTCGTGTCGGCCTATTACCAGAAGGTGATATATCATGAATAACTTGACGACCGACGATCGTAAGCACATGATTTGGCCGACGCTGTTACGCGAGGATAATATTCGCATCGAGATTGTCTGTCCTCACGGCATCGGCCATCCATCAAAGCTGTTAACCAACCCCGACAAATGGCTCCCCTGGATGCATTCGCACGGGTGTGACGGGTGCTGTGGACAGCCGCAATTCTCCATGACGGAACAACTCTACAAACCCAAGAAAGGGACTCCATGACAGGACAGAACTGTGCTTTCGGTGATCAAGAGATTCTGTGCCCCGACCATTGTAATTGGCCGAATGGATCGTGTGAGCGTAACCCAGGCTTTGAACTGACCCGCGATCAGAAGATTGCGTTATTGCGAGCACCCATCCGTATCAACATTGTGGGTAGGCACTCGTGGGGCGGGAGGAGTACCCAGGCTCAGGGGAGCGTGCCCCGACCCAGCGGCATGACGTTTGATGAAAGTTACTATCACACACCAAGGGACTGGAGTGACGACTAAGGAGCACTTATGACTATATATTTTGTCGTACAAGATGGCATGGGGCGCACGAGCCTGAAGCTGTCATGTCAGTCTGGAGCAGGGCTGAACTCGCTAATAGAGAAGTTGATCGGCTCACGAATCGAGACGAGGCGAAATACTCCTATTTACGTGACCGTACCAGTCGTCTCTATTTCGTGACAGCATGTGTACTCGATACAGCCTACGAACAGGCACTCACCTAGCTAGGTTAACTAGTAAGACTAGTCTGTACGTACTAAACCGTAAGTTTCTCATAAGGATGTGTCTATGGCTCAACGCAGTAAAGCCGCCCGTAAAGCCGCCCGCAACCGTATCGATCGTAAAGTGTTGACACGTGAGAAGTTGCACGCCAGGGATGTTGCCGTTCAGTTATTCAAGAATCTGAAACTGACCAAAGCTGTCTTTTACGCTGTACTAGGCGAATCTGGTGGTAGTGTCGTCATGTCTGATTCCATGTTCGACTGGACAATCAAAGAACTGTCTACCCTTGACTATAGTGTGGAGCCGATTGAGGGTTCCAACAACTTTATGGTTAAACTGGAGCGCAAACCCATAAATACCACAGGGGGTGAGGTGAATCCGAATACTGTTATCGACAGTACAGAAGGTACCGACTAATGGGTTCACGACCTTCTGCCTTCCAGTTAACCTCAGCAGGACCGTTGAGGTTGTACAGCACTGCTGAGTTGCTCACCCTCCCTCCTCCTGAATGGCTCATCGACAATATCTTGCCAGAAGGCGGATTGTGTGGTTTGTATGGCGCTCCAGAGAGCACTAAATCGTTTATCGCCCTAGATATTGCCATGTCTGTAGCGACGGGCCTCCCGTGGCAAGGCAACGCTGTACGGCAAGGCTACAGCCTGTACGTGGCAGCGGAGGGTGGGCCGGGCATCAGCAAGCGTGTCCGTGCCTGGATGCAGACTCGTGGTATTACCGACATCCCCCACATGGCGTGGCTGATCGAATCCATCTCGGTCACGAGCGAATCCAATGATATGGATCTCTTGATGGAACGGTTGGATAACGAGTTGCAGGAAACACCCGGATTGGTCATCATTGACACTCTGGCTCGCTGCCTCGAAGGGAACGAGAACGAACAGGAAGACATGGGAGCGTTTATCGCAGGGCTGGATAAGTTGAGGCATGAGTACGGGGCAACGGTGTTGGCAGTTCACCACACTCGCCTTGATGGGGAACGCGAGCGGGGCAACACCGCCTTCAGGGGTGGTACCGACACCATGATTTCTGTCACCCGGCCCCAGAACGGTTCCGTGGTCGAGGTCGCGTGTACCAAGCAGAAGGATGCCGAGCACTTTCCGTCGATGGAATTCCGACTGGAACTAGTTCCAGATACGGATTCCTGCGTGTTGGTACGAACAGATGTCGAAAATGTGCAGAAATCCAAGCATATTATTGACTTTCTCGCCAACGGTCCCATGCGTTGGGACGAGTGGCTTAGTTCCACGGGCCTCGCAAAAACGACCTTTCATCGATCCTTCTCGGAACTAGTCAAAACAGGCCAAATCATTAAGGAAAATGGCTTATGGGGGTTATCGGCTCCAAACGTGGAACTACCCCTGGAACTGGATTAAGTTGTTGATTCTAAAGGAAGTTATATTCGTAGTTCCAACCACCCTCCCTGTCTACAGACAGGGAGGGGAGGAACAGAACCGGAACCTATATGCCGAAACAGAAGCGACCAAAGATTACAAAAGCACAGTACACCGATAAATTGAACAGCCAGTACGGGCGGTGTGCGATTTGTCGGGTAGATGCGTTTCTACTGTCTAGAAGGCTGTGCCAAGATCACAACCATCGAACAGGGGTTTACAGAGGATTGCTGTGTACCCGCTGTAATGTGCTGATTGGGATGGCTGAGGAAAATATTGGCAGATTACTCGATGCTATTGAGTATTTGAATAAATGGGCTGGACGGTGGTAGATACATGGCAAGCGGTTTGCACCTATACCCGCTAACCGCTAACCAACCGTTCACTAAAGGGGGCACATGGGAGCACGAGGATTTGCCAAAGCCGTTGCGGAACCTGTTCAGCAATGGGCGTGGGCACCGCAGCAGGACCGCATATTCCACTGGTTTGAGGGGTTTCAGGATTATGACAATCTGGTAGTGCGTGCGCGTGCAGGAACGGGAAAATCTACCACCATCATTGAAGGGGTACGCCGAGCACCTGAAGAGGACATTCTGGTCTGTGCTTTCAACAAGCCGATTGCCGAAGTGTTGAATGAGAAGCTGGCGGGTAAGACAGGAGCAGAGGCATCGACGCTTCATGCACTGGGATATCGGTACATTCGTCGTGAATGGCGCGGCATGCCGGTGACGAAGTACAACGCCAGAGCCAAGAGCCTTACGGATAGGGTCTGTGGGCTGGATGTGCCTGATGGGGTCAAGAAACTGGTCACGAAACTACACACCAAGGTGCGGGAAATGGCTCCACGAGCAATGGCGTCACAGGTGTTAGACTTGGCGCTGTTCTTCGATTGTGTGCCCCAGGATTTCGGCAAGTTTGACTTGGATTATGTTGTAGCAAGTGTGCTACGGGTGCTGGATGTCGCAGCCACGAAGGAACCCACCTACGATATCGGTATCGACTTTGCTGACATGATTAACCTGCCGCTAATCTGGGGTTTGACCGCTAAGGATTTCGATATGGTCGTGGTAGACGAGGCGCAGGACATGACTGGGGCACAGTTGGAGTTGGCACAGGTGGTGTGCAGGGGTCGGATGTGTGTGGTGGGGGACGATAGGCAGGCTATTTACGGGTTCCGAGGAGCCGATTCCAATTCCATTGATAGGCTCAAGATGCAGTTGAATGCCGGGGAATTGCCGTTGAATGAGACCTTCCGCTGCGGGAAAAACATTGTCACTGTGTGCCAATCCCTTGTGCCCGACTTCGTCGCCAACAGCAACAATCATGACGGCGTCGTAGACACCATGGATTACTTCGATATGGTGCTGACCCATGCGAAAGCGGGAGACTTCATCCTGTCGAGGATCAACGCACCGCTCATGAGTACCACGTTGCGGTTGCTGAAGCAGGGCAAACGTGCCCGCATGAAGGGGCGGGATATCGGGGGCGATATTCAGGATGTGCTGAAGAAGCTGGGGGTAGGCGGGAAGGTGCCTGTGAGCCTTCCAGAACTGAGCAAACGACTCGACCAATGGGAGAGTAGCCAAGTGACCCGCTTCGCCTCCTACGGGCGGCTGGACATGGTCGATAAAACCAGGGATCAAGCGGACATGCTGCGGATGCTGTTGGAGGGAGCGGAATCGACCGACGACTTGATGAACAGAATCGATTGGTTGTTCACCGATGTAGCGGAAGCCGATACCATCCTGTGTTCATCAGTTCACAAAGCGAAGGGGCTGGAGACGGATCGGGTATACGTGTTGCAGGAGAGTTTCTATCGCAGGGGTCGGACTATCGAAGAGGATAACTGCCTGTATGTGGCACGGTCACGGGCAAAGAGTCACTTGACGTTTGTGGAGGGAGTACCGAACCTCTAGGCACAGCCTTTGCAGTAGGTTCCGTATATGCCCAAACTCAACCCCAAACCGTCACTGGAACAGGACACCATCAAGAAACTCAAGGCCATTATGACGATACGGGATAGTGATGTGCCGATGATCGTGACGATTCTGAAAGAGTATAGGCATGGGGTTGAACAGGAAATTATTGGATCAGTTTTGACATAAGGTTGACCGGGGTTCGTTTAAGAAGTGCTACCCGGACGGGCCAGAATAGCCAAGGAATAGCAGGGTTGGTTGTCTACGTCAGTAGACGCCAACGGAGTTATCACCAGCTTGGGCTAACGCGGGTTTTCAAAAGACCGGGGGTAGCTCCCCTAGATGCTGGTTGCGACAGCACCCTGGACATTCAGATAAAGGAGTAAGGTATGAGATGGTGGCTAATGAGTTTGATCGTGGCAGCGACGATTGATAAATGCTGCGACCCTCGGCACGACTTGCTGGCAACGGGCAACAACCGAGTCGTCGAGTGCCGACTACAGGGCGGGGTAGCAATCATCGGCGTCGTGGTTGATGAAAGTGGACACGCTTTTACACAACTCACCCGCTGTGACTTTCCGCCACAAATCATGAACCCGCACTACTTGCCGCAAGTAGAGCATAATCCGCCTGGAACGGAGAAGGGACTGTAATGTATAAGATTGCTTCATTTATTGTGTCGTTGGGGTTGTTCGTGAGTGTGGGTATGGTCATGTCGCCAACGACGCACTTAGCGTGTATGATGCCGACCATGATGGCTCAAGGTATTCCGTCACCGCCCGAGGGCAATCCCAATCACGAGGAACCGGCACCGGGGTCGAACTGTGTGCATAATCCGGCAGCACCAGACCATAACTGCACCTGTCATAAACACTGTGAGCAGAACCCTGATGGCACGAATAGTGCTGTGGTGGTGGAGGATAACGTCAGGTGTCGGTCTGCTTGTTACAAAGACCATTGTGCCTGTCGTGCAGAAAACTGCGAATAATGGATAGACGTTCACTACTCAAACTTCTCGGTATTGCGTTAGCAAGCGCAGCCCTTCCTACGATAGAACTTCAGCAGGTAGAAGCACAAGCAACACGGATGTCCAATGAGGACATTCTCGCTCTGGTTAAAAAGTTACTACAAAATGGGCTGAACGCTCACGACGACTTGATCGAGAAAGCACTATTCGAGTCAACATCGATATCGGGACCGACATTCCTTTATCAATCAATCACTTGGGACAAGGAGATTAGCTGATGAGAGAGCAACAGACACGTATCGGCGACCGTATCACGACGATCATGTTCAGTATCCTGCTGCTGGTGCTAGGGCTGTCACTAGCCGTAGCGTTTACCGGCTGTAGTGATATCTCCAAGGGGAATCCGCTAACCGTAAATGCTGACCCAAATGTTTCTCCAGCAAAGGAAGCGAGTCGGACAGGTAAGACCAGCAAGGCGAGTTCAACCTTCCCCTCCATCGGTCACACCACAACCGTCAACACGACCACTGTGAAGGCATGCTTCTGGACGGTCGCATGGGATGCCACCAAGAGTGAGGATAATCAGGTGTTCATTCAGGGGTCGAATGTCGCATGCGTTGATCCTGGGGTAACGGCAGAGATGTGGCTAGCCTTTGACGACACCAAGTTCTGCAAGATTCAGACAGATATCTACAAGATTGTCGGGGAGACTGCACCTTCAGGACCGACACTGAGTACACTGGCGAATTACTTCTGGGATGCGCCGGGGGTGTACTACACCAGGGAGTGCGTTGCCCCGCCAAGCACGCCAGAACCGCCTACAGTGCCGCCAGCGCCCCCAACGGTGCCTGTGCCGCCCGTTACCCCTCCGACGACTCCTGTGCCTCCTACAGAGCCTCCAGCACCGCCTGTACCGCCGGTCGTGCCTCCGGTGCCACCAGTTCCGCCGACACCACCAGTTCCACCTGTAACGCCCCCTCCCCCTACCCCTCCGACTGCGCCACCACTGCCGCCAGTGCCGCCTGTGTGTGATGCTACCAAGGGTAGTGGGTTCTACTTCTTCCCAGGCCAAACGTCGTGGTTGGCGACCTTTCCGGCTGGCTACCCGAACCCCTGGTTCCCTAGCGAACTGCCGCCCGTTGTGCTAGGATTTGGAGGTATCCCAGCAGGACAATACAGAATCTCGGCGATCACAGGCGACCAGTATCACCTGTCTGACCCTGATCATTCGATCTATCAGCGTCATGAACAAGTAACGTTTGAGTTCCAGCCGTCTGGAATAGTGGTCGGGCCGACTGCTGATGTTGGGGATAATGATTTGACACAATTCTCACAACTTGGCGTGGTCACGTTCTTGCAGCAACAAACGGGGATTGCGGTGAGGCATGCGGGGCCAGTGATGGATTTACCTGCTGACTCAGTGAAACCGATTACTGTGGAATGGCAGAAGGTCTGTCCGTAATCTGCCTACAAACTTCGGACAAAGGAGACGGATATGAATGTTCTTGTAATACTGCTGTTGTTGCTCATTCTGTTCGGGGGAGGAGGGTTGTACGTCGGTGGGCCAGTCGCGGGCGGGAGTGCGGTCACGTTGATCATTCTGGTGATTGTGGTGTGTTAGCACTGGCAGGGAGGCTGTAATGGCAACCGCAACAAAGGCAACCACTCAGGTGCCGAAGAAGATCACCATTCTTGAGGATCAGACAACCGTTACGCTGGTGATGTCTGATGACGAAGCGAAGACGCTTAGAGCGGTGCTGGGGCGAATAGGCGGGGGGAATTTTAAGACACGACGACGATATATCAATACTATCTTTAATGCACTTGAGGGGGCAGGGTACGTGCAATATCTCAATGAGGATGTGCAGGGGCAGATACATTTTGTCGATACCACGGCATCGGCATCGGATTTGCAGTAGTTCATTTCACAACACGTTAACAACCAACAAGGAGAGTACAACATGGCATCAGCAAGACCGAGTTCGTTCAAAAAGGGTGGCGGGTTTCTGAACGGCGTGGATGGCACCATCACGGGCTATCAGTTCACCGACGAGTTTAACGGGGTGGCGTTTACGCCCGGGAAAGACCCCAAGACCAAGAAGGAGCGGTTTCATTCGTTGTACTGTGCGCTGAGTGTGCGGGCAGATGGGGCAGACGAGGATGTGACCTCTACGCTGTTTGTCGGCGGGGCTGATGATTTCATCGTCTCCGAAGATGGTCACACACTGGAGCCAGTCGAGGACGGTCGGGAGTTGGGCGCGAATACGGGGTTTGCCAAACTCATCACGTCGATGTGTAGTGCGGGATTCCCCGATACCCTTTTGCCGGAAGATAGCATCGACTTCTCAGCCATTATTGGCACACGGGCACGCTTTGTCCAGAAGAAGGACGAGGAAACCACCAAGCGGTTGGGTAAGCGTAAGGCCAAGAACGGCAAGGAGTATGACTATCAGGATCTGCTGATTGATCAGGTGTATGAGTTGCCGGGTGGGAAGGGTGTGGGCAAGAGTGCGGCTGCGGGTAAGACCGCTGCGAAGGGGAACGGCAAGGCTGCTGCCGCCCCTCCTATCGACCTGGACGACTTGGCAGGTTCAGCACTGGTCGAGATGCTGACGAGGGCAGGTAAACCCCTGGCAAAGGCTAAGCTGTCCATGCTCACGTTGACGACACCCATGCTGAAGGGCAATCCGGCTCGTGAGGATGTGCGGAAGTACCTGTTCAACGACGATAACCTTGCGGGATTGGCCGATGCGGGGTTGATCAACTTCGACACGGATACGCAGACGTTGTCGTTGGTCGCGGAAAGCTGATTTCATATCTGAGAGTGACGTGTGTAGTAGGTGCCTTTAAGTACATGTTCAGGTTGAGGGCACTTGGCCTGCTGGCTACTGTCGGGGTGCACCCCTACTACACACGCCACTACGTTCGGTAAAGGAGATTTAATCAATGTCGAAGTTTGCACGACAGAAAGGGTCTGAGCGCCGGGAGATTGGGAAGGTCAACACTTCCCGCTTCCGGCGTCGGGCGGGAGATGTGGAGGAGAAGAAGCATAACCCTGATGAGCCGCCTATCGCTAGCTACGATGAGGATTTGGGGGAATGGCAGTTGGTGTGGGACGGGCCAGGTACGGAACCTAACAACGATAACGACGACGACGGAGCCTAAGATGGGAGTATTTAGCGATGGGCAGGTTGAGGCTCTGAACAGGCAACAACACAATCACACGTTTCATCCGTATACCTGTGGAAACGACAGTAGGCATCAGGTGCTTCTCGCAACACCAGAGGGCTGGGTCTGCCAAGACTGTGACTATCGACAAGGATGGGCGTACGAAGTCGTGGATTGGAGCAGTACGGCTGATGCGGACTGGCAACCTAAAGGAGGATTCATGAGTGAGTTCAAGCAATACCGCAAGGCACAGATTGCCGAGATGCGGCCATATGTGCCGGGGGAGGATATGAGTAAGATCAGTGTCGCCATCATTGATACGGATAATGGTTCGCCACAGGTAGGTGACATGATTGCCCGTAACCCGAAGGATCATAACGATCAGTGGTTGGTGGCGGCGCAGTTCTTCGCACAGAACTACGTGCCCGCATGATCATTACCCCCGTGCCCCATGGTCTGGAAGACTTAGTTGGTGTGAGTGGTCCGCGCAGTGGCGGGCTGCACATGTCAACCATCTATAACGACATGTTCCAAGACCTGGAGCCGAAGCGATTCACCAGAGGGACAGCGCCAGACCCGCTAAGGTTAGAGGCGGGTTTGGCGTTTGAGACATTCCTAGAAGATGCGCTGCGAAGCCGATTGGTCCGCAGTGAACGCCCAGACGAGATGGTGAGTGACGAGGGGATTCTCTACAACCCTGACATGATCATCTTCAACGGGAGTACTCGACTTGGAGAAATCAAACTGACCTGGATGTCTAGCGGAGAAGTGCCCAGAGAAGTCGCCAATGGGTTTCCGCCGAAGTTTGATAAGTACTTCGTCCAGATGATGAGTTACTGCCACTGCCTGGAAACACCCTATGCCAAGCTGATTGCGTTCTTTGTGAACGGGCCATACGTGCATCCGTATAAGCCTGAGTTGTTGGCCTGGGATATCGAGTTCAGTAAACGAGAGTTAGCGGAGAACTGGGCACGGATGATGCAGCATGCCAGAACGAAGAGAATGTTATGAGTATGCCCGCACAAAAGCCTCATCGTAGTAAGCAGGATTACTCAACTCCTGATGAGTTCATCAGTGCTGTGCAAACCTACTTAGGTATTGACAAATTCTGTTACGACTTTGCTGCTGATAGGCACAATAAGAAAGCGACAGAGTGGTTTGACGAACTTGCGAATGCACTCACGATTCCCTTCTGGGACGACTACCTTAATGCGACAGGCTGGGGCTGGGGTTGGTTGAACCCTCCCTATACCAACATCGGCCCGTGGGCAGCGAGATGCCTGGAAACGTCTCTCGCAGGGGGTAAGATAGCCTTCCTCGTGCCCGCCAGTGTGGGGAGTAACTGGTATCGAGATTATATTCATGACCAGTTCGGAGTGAAGGTGTTATTTCTGAATGGGCGCATTGGGTTTATGCCTGATAACCCCAAGTGGCTGTATCCCAAAGATTGCGCGCTGGTGCTGTTTGGTACTGGCACTCCCTTTGCAGTAGACGTATGGACATGGAAAAGGACAACCGAATGGCAAAAGCCGCAGCGAACCCGTTCAGCAGGTTTACGAAAGCCGAGGATACACCGAAACAACGAATCATTGCCGCCAGTTACGGAGAGATCGGCACCTTAAAGACCAGCTTCTGGTTAGGAGCGCCGGGGCCAATCGTCGTGCAATCCCTGGATATGGGGCTAGAGGGGGTGGTGGAGCCGTTCCTGAAGGGTGGGAAGGACATCTACGTCGCAGAGTACGAGTGGAACCCGACCGAAGAACTGGATCAGGACGAAGCCATCATGCTACGGGATAAGTTCATCGAAGACTTTGAGCACGCGATTACGGTTGCTAGAACTGTGGTGTGGGATAAAGAAACTCAGGTATGGGAACTGTTCCGATATGCGGAGTTCGGGGCACCCAACGACGCCCCACGCAACTACCCTCAACTCTATCAACGCTATCGCCGCTACCTGAACATGCCCAAGTCCACAGATATTAACTTTGGCATCATTCAGGGTATGCGAACGCCATGGGTCACAAAAGTGAACCCCAAGAGTGGGGCACAGGGGGCCGTGAAGGGTAACGAACGCGAACGCAAGGGGATGGATGAAGTAGAAGAACTCGTCCACATCAACATTGAGCACTTCCTCGATCCCGTGGATAAGGAGTTCAAGCTGCGGATAGGAAAGGCTAGGGGGCCGGGTGGAAGGGATATTCAGAACTCAGTCATTCCGTATTGTGACTTTTCAGACTTTGCGACACTCGTGTTTCCTGACACCGAAAAAACCGACTGGGAGTAGAAGGAGAACAGATATGAGTATGAGACTGTACAGGGTTGGAATTCGACTGGACCGCACTGATGAGAGTGCCAAGAACTTGATGCATACCACGTATTACGTGGTGGCGCGGTCGGCACGCTGGGCGATGAAGAAAGCGTACAATCGTTTCGGCAAGTACACGACGTTAAATGGGATTCCAGATAACCCCGATTTTGACATGAACATTACCAGTATCAAACTGCTCAGGAGTGGGCTGGTGACTCGATAATGGCTATTAAGGAAACGACGGTTCGGAAGTCGATTACTTTAACATCACACGCAACAGCTATTGCCATGTGCTTGTCTACGATCGGAACCTTCTACTCATCTGACAATCGTAGACTGGTACTACAGGCAATATGTGGCTACTTCGGCTACAGGATTGTCCCACTATGATCCTAGTAGACGATCGGGATGGCTCGAAGGATCTGGCCGCACCTTTACGTCGGCAGGGGTTGCCGGTCGAACTGGTGCGGCTGGATTTCGGCGATATCGCCTTTGAAGGTCGAGGGGTTGGGGGTGCTCCTGTTCAAATAGGGATTGAGTTCAAACAACTGAGAGAACTGGTGCAGGCCCTTCGCACACAGCGGTTGCAGGGTCATCAGGTGCCCGGTATGCGCCCTCTGTTCGACCACTCGTATCTGATGATTGAGGGAGAGTTGATCTATGATTCGTCTGGTACTCTCCTTCGTCGTAGCGCGCTGAGTCGGCTCGTACCCTTAGAAGGCCAGATGACGGTCAATGAGTTGCTGAAACGGGTGAATGTACTGCATATCTGCGGCGGGATGAATCCCTACTGGACGACCAGCAGGGCTGACAGCATCCAGACGCTCATTGCGCTGTATCAGACCTGGACCGATACTGACATGGATCAGCATAAGTCTCATCTGGGCATCTATACCGCGACCTCTATCCTGCCGATCAGCGACCAGCGCAAGACGTTGTCCACCTTTCCGCACATCGGGCGTCTCACGAGTAAGGCAGTGTTGGATTACTTTGGGAGTCTGGAGAAGGCGGTAGCGGCAAGTGCACCACAATGGGCGGAAGTTTGTACTGCCGACCCTCGTGGGCGTAAACGCAGGATTGGCCTGAAACATGCAGAGGATATTGTGGCATTCATCCAGAAGGAGTTTACATGAGCGATAGTGATACCGAGACGGAGCCGCCTCTGACGATTATTCCAGCCCTGCGGCTGTTTCTGGTGCAGAAGTCACAGACGAAGGACGATACGGAAATGGTGGAAGCCCATCGGGTATCGGTTGAGTTTGGAGTGCTGCTGTTTGAGACTTTTGTTCCCCACCCGATGGTGTCAGATGCACTTATGCCGTTGTTCAAGCGAGGATTCAGGGTATGGCACGACTATAAGGATGTGTCGGGCGTGCAGGAGAATACGACCGCTGCGACCTCTGACGCACCCCAAGCAAAGCAACCTCTTGCCCGCAACATCATGTAATGAGCGATACCCTCATCCATGGTGTCGGGCCTCGACCTTGTGAAACCATGGTCATCTCCGAGAAGCCAGGGTTTCGCAAGGATTTGAGGGAACTGGATCATTACTTCAACGGGATGGATCTTCCTGACCGGAGTGATGTGTTTGTCACCAGCTTACTGCGTCAGCCGGGTGGGAAGGATTATAGCTATACCTCTGCTGATTATGCGGTAAGTGAGCCGTATCTACAGACTGAACTACAGGAAGTCTTACCGAAGATCATCATTACCTTGGGGCGAGAGGCGACGAGATACTTCCTTGGTGATGTGGATATGGAGTCTTGCGAAGGCATCCCCTTCTGGATGCCCGATACCTGTGATAAGTATCCCTGTCCGCCTGAGCGAGTCACGATATTTCCCGTAGTGCATCCGGCTATTGGTGCTCATAATTCAGAAATGAGTCCACACGTCGTGGCGGGATTTCACCAGTTAGCCGAATACTACGAGGGAAATGTTCAACCCCGACTGCTGTTTGATGATCCCTATAAGGAACCTCAGTATGAAGAAATCACAAACGCCCGATCACTCGACCAATCCCTGGCTGGGTGTAATGCAGAAACAGCACTCTCGATCGACACAGAAGGCTGGACAAGATGCCCTTGGAGTGTGCAGTACTCGTATGAGCCGGGAACAGGCTATCTCATTTCTGCGAATGATCGAAATCTCCTCAGAAGATTCAGTAGACATCTCCGTCGAATACGCCCTGTCCTCGTATTCCATTCGGCGCTTCACGATCTCGGGATGCTCAGGGTTCTGGACATTGACATTAGTGGGTTGAAATACGACGACACAATGGTGATGGCGTATCTGTTGCAGCTAGTACCGAAAGGCTTGAAGGCTGGCTGCTTACGCTATTGCAGCATGAAGATGGACGAGTATACCGATATCATCGGGGATACGGCGAACATCCTAGCCAGAGATTACCTGACGTGGTTGTTTGACATTGAACAGGCAGATTACGAGGACAAACAGTATGCCGAACTCATCCGACTCCAGACCACCCCATACACCAACGCCAAAGGGAAGGTTCTCCCAGGACGGAAGATACGCAAAGTCCCAACCTTACCCAAGTCGCCCCTCCACAAAGCCGCAGGGCGGGTATTACAATCTAAGCGCCCACACAGCCTCTGGCTTGATCAACTTGAAGATATCCAAGTTGCCGGGTACCATCGACTTGGACCGCTGCCCCACGCGACACTTGATTATGTTGAACGACCCGTTGCCGTTAATTACGGATGCCGGGACGCGGATGGCACTACACGGCTTGCTCCTGAATACCGTCAACAAATCAATAGCATGGGTTTGTCAGGAACCTACGACCTTGAACTCGCCACCTACCCCTTCATCGATCGCATGCAGCAGGTGGGGCTGCTCCCGGATCTTGAGCATTTCGCCACCCTCTCGGAAGTCCTTCAGAGTGAGATTGATCGACTGCGTCAAGAACTGGATGAAGCGACTGGGCTGGTAGGGTTCAACGCGAACTCAGGGGATCAGGTCGCCGCCTATCTATTTGATAAGCTGAACCTCGAACCCCTCAAGATGACTGAATCTGGCAGAGGATCAACCAATGACAAAATACTCGAAGCCCTGGAACATGAACACCCGGAGTATCCAGTTATCTCTACCGTTCGGGAATATCGAGAAACGTACAAACTCAAGAACACGTTCGTGGACCGACTCCCCGACTTTGTTAACCGATACCCTTTTGATGGACGAATCCATGCGACCTTTCGAACCACATCAGTGGTTACAGGTAGACTGGCTGCATCAGAACCGAATGTTCTGGCACAACCAGAACATGGCAAGTTTGCCCCCTACTTTAAACGAGGCTGGGTTGCTGGCTCGCATACGACAACTGATGGACGACGCCATACAGCAGCATCACGACTATCTGGTGCGGGAATACTACCGCATAGAACCATTCCCCACGTCATCTGCCAGTGGGACGAATCCCAGGTCGAACTCAGGGGATTAGCCCATCTCAGTCAAGACCCCATCATGTTAGCTGTGTTTAGAGGCGAGAAGCGAAACCCAGATGGAAGCATGATCGACCTACACGCGGCACTAGCTGAACGCATCTTCGGGGTCAAACCTGCCCTACAGGATAAGCACCGTCATCGTCTACCTGCCAAGGCTATTAACTTCGGGATTCCGATGGGGATGACGTGTAAGGGGCTGTCTGTTGAACTTCGGAAGAATGGAGTAGACGCCGATGAAGATACCGCACAACGGTGGCTGGATGAGACACTGGCGCTATATGAAGGTGTCGCTGCGTATATGGAGGAACGAAAAGCCGAAGCACGGCGACACGGTTTCATCCGGTGCCTCAGTGGGCGCATTCGGTATATCGGTGGTATACGCAGTCACAACGCTAGAGTGCGAGAGGAAGCAGAGCGTTTCGCATTCTCTACACCTATTCAGGAATCGGCCACGTATATCATGAAACAGGCCGAAAAGATCGTATACGAGGACATCCTGGTGCCCTACTGGAAGGACGGTCGATGGATTGAGCCGCTGCTACAAGTCCACGATTGTATCAAAATTGAGTGTGAAGAGGGTATGGAACAGGAGTTGCATGAACTTATGACCTGCGCCATGACACAGGTACCGCAAGGTTTCAGTGTGCCCCTACTGATCGAGGGCGAATGGGGCTGGAATATGGCCCCAATGGTACAGAAGGATATTGCGGATTGGTACAACCCTGAAGGAATGAGAGGATTCTGATGCCCACTATCACGACCACACAAACGACTGAAGTCGAGTTAACGGTGAAGCAGCGACAGGAACTGCTCTCCCAGTTCCGGCAGTACCAACATCTGAAACAACGGGCTGATGCCATCAAGGTACAGATGGATGCTGTCAAGGGTAAAATTGCTGGTATCCGAGACGACCTGGGCGTGCCTTCAGTTGGTCTGGAAGGCTTCAAAACCACCCTCGTGGCTGGCACCCGCGACACCTTCGACAAGGAGAAGTTCATCGATTTGGGCGGAGATTTGTCGATCTATAATAGAGCCATGGTGACGAGACCGACCAAAGCCTATGAATTGGTGACGGTACCGGATGAGAAGAAGTAATGGCGGAACAACTAGCGTTACCTTTCGGTACGCCACCCCCACGACCCCTACAAACTGCACCTATCGAGACTGCCACGACTGAAGCTGTCTGGTTAAGTGGTGTAGGAAGGGGTCAAATTATTCAACTCTACTGGAGTGGATGGAGACAGGATCAGAGTAGACTAGTATGGAGAGGCGGGTGGACAGCACGTTCAGAAAATGACTTGTGGGGGCTGCTGGGGCAAACATACTGTCTTGTGACTGCACAAGAGCAATTTATATCTAGCGGAGTCCACATCTTCAACGCCCGCAAAGACGAAGCACGTAAGCTATTGATAGACGAGGTTCGGGCGAAACTTGGGCCACAAAGAAGGGAACAGCATGTCCATAGGACTGAAGAGATGCCGCTGTGGGGGAGAGATGCACAGGGGGTCCAAGCAGTGTTTGATTTGCAGCAAACGTGGAACCCGGTACGAGTCGGAGAAGATTATACAATCCAGCGAGACACCAATCTCGGAAGGTTCCTCCTTAATAGAGCCTACGAACACGGTTACACAGGATCGGGACAAACGCCGACTGTCGGCAGAGATATCTCAACTCCGCAGCCGGTACCAGCTGGCGCTGAAGACCATCGAGGCGCAGGAACAAGACATCCGAGCACTGGGAGTACTCGGACAAGGCTTGAACACCTTTCAAATCAAGCCCCGCCACGGCAAAGGAACCTCCGAAGCAACCGCCGTGATCGTCGCGTCGGACTGGCACATCGAGGAACGGGTGGGGGCGGAAGTGGGCGGGCTGAATCGTTACAACCTGGACATCAGCAAGCAACGGGCGACGATGTTCTTCCAGAGTGCTCACAGGTTGATCAAATTATTGCAGCAAGACGTGAAAATTCCAACAGTGGTTCTGGCTCTGCTGGGTGATTTCATTACCAACGATATTCATGAAGAGTGCAGTGATGTGTGCCAGTTACAGCCTATCCATGCACTGGTACGGGCGCAAAACTACATCGTCTCAGGGATTCAGTTTCTGTTAGAGCATTTCGAGGGGAATATCGTGGTGCCGTGCCATTCTGGCAACCATGCTCGCACTACCAAGACTACTCGTTTTGCTGCCGAGAATGGGCATAGCTTGGAGTACTTGATGTACCTCCACCTAGCGACTGAGTTTAAGGCTGAGAAACGGATCACTTTCATCGTGCCTGAAGGCATGCACTCGTATATGGATATTTACGATACGACCATTCGCTTTCAGCATGGGCATGCGATTAAGTATGGGGGCGGGGTGGGGGGGATTTACATCCCGGCTAACAAATCCATCGCTCAGTGGTCGAAAGCACGGCACGCTGACTTGGATGTGTTTGGTCACTTCCATCAAATGAGGGATGGAGGGAGTTTCATCTGCAACGGTAGTTTAATTGGCTACAATGCGTTCGCCCTGTCTATCAAGGCTGATTTTGAGAAACCCAAGCAAGTACTCTTTCTAATCGACAAAAAGCGTGGCAGAACCGCAACGTGGCCTGTACTGGTAGAGGAATCGTGATACGACACGGTGTACCCCCATTTTTAGAATGCTCGTCTAAAGGAGATAGACGTTTTTCAGCATTCTTTGCCCGTCCAAATAGTCTCCATGGGCGTTCAATAGAAGAAACCTATCAGGCAATGAAAGTATTTGATGATGGGTCTACTGGACTACACTGGAGTCGGGCGAAAGGTCGAAAAGCTATAAATCAAGAAGCGTGTAATTGGGCTTATACCGGATGGTGGGTTGAATGGGTCGCTCAAGAGCGACTATTGCCAGTACTGCAAGCAGCATCAGGATTGTCTGACTATTTTGGGCAAAGAGGATCAATATGTCAGGCTACAGTGCTGTGGGATATCCGTAATCAAATTGAAGGGTAGGTAATATGAGCAACTTTGAACTCAAGGTGATGGTACGTGAAGGGTCGAATGAGGGACCAGTCATCGAGGGAGCCACAGTCGGTGGAGTGTTAACCTCGACCCCGACTCGTAGCGATGGGGTAGCAGTCATTACCAGTGTGCTACTAACTGTCGAAGGCGCACAGTATGAACCGTATCAAGGGCTGTATACGAGTCCGAGTGGGATCATTCCCGTCTCACTTCAGCGTAAACCTGATCCTCCAGACCCGCCTGATCCCCCTGATCCTCCGCATAGTTCACTACAGAATCTTGTGACACGAGGTAAGTTCTTCGCGCTAGAAGATGGCACCTATCACACCATCAAGGGTACGTCAGCCTTTGCACTGCTGGCAAAGTATCAGAATGGGGAGAGTATTATTTCTCAATTGGTGCAGTGGCGAAGTTGCGGGTTCAACATGCTCCGGGTATGGACGGCGTTCAGCATTGATACCATCGGCGTGTTTACGACTCTCGACTATAGTGTGATTCCTGGCTTTGTGTCACTCTGTGCGGATTTTGGGTTTCATGTAGAGTTCACCGCGTATACAGGCATCAACGATCCCACGCATTGGGGCAAGTTGTGTGATGCAGCCCTCCAGTGTTCGCCGAGACCGTTACTGGAATTAGTCAATGAATTGAGTGAGAATACGAACGAAGCAGATGACCAAGGACGTATCTTCAACCTGAGTGACTATACTCAGGCTCCTGCCCCACTATTATCCTCTCATGGGTCAAATGGTTCGCAGCAGTTCCCCGTTCGCCCGTGGTGGAGTTATGAACTGTTTCACACGAATGGTGCCCCTGAATGGTGGCGGAAGGCCGGGAATGGCGCACGGCAGATTACCGAAGGCGTGACGGAGAACGGGATTGTGTATGCAGGGTCGGGGGTACCGACCATCGCTGATGAGAATACTCGCTATACAGATAAACCAGATACCACCCTGGAACATGCGTATGATGCCGCGATGGCCGCAGCATTGCTGTGTGCGGGCAGCACCTTCCATTCGGTAGAGGGCAAGGCTGCGGTGTTGTTTGGCGAAGATACCGAGGAAGCGGCTCGGGCATGGTGTGACGGGGCCAACTCTATCGATCTGAGGTTCCAGGATGGGGCGTATCGGCGGGCAGACGAATTGTTGACGGCTGACATGCTACGAGTCTACCAGCGCGTCCTGAACGGCGAGGCAGAAACCGCCCCTGTGCGCAAGTGAGCACCGCGCATACGCCATTTCTACAGGTCGTACCCCAGCGGCATCATATGGATTGTGCGGTGGCGTGTCTGGCAATGCTATTTGGTCTTGCTTACGAGGATGTGCTGATTGCCTTTACCCATCACGTCATTACCGAAGGCGCGACGATCCGACAGGTGAAAGCAGCGGCACGACGATTGCAACGTAAACTGGTGTGGAGTAGGAAATTGGGGGATCTTGATGCCGATATGGGAGTTCTTGCGGTGCGTAGTGATCGTTGGCATACTGATCATTTGGTTGTCCTCAAAGAAGGGCTGATCATCGACACGGATGCCACGATCTGGGATTACGATGTATTTCTCTCGGTGTATGCCGCCACCCCTGTGAGTATTCTGAGATTGGAGAGCTAACTTATGAGTTGTCAGCCCTGTGGATGTGACCCCGAAGAAGGACATCAGTGTGAGAATCTACTGTGCGCAGCGAGACGTGGGGCCATGATACAGACACAATGCACGCCTACTGTCTTCACGATTAAAGACTCAGGCCAGCGCAAACAATTTGATGGCGGTATGGTTCGGGACACTGACGAAGGCAAGATCAATTACCTACTGACCCGTGACGGTCCCATGCTGAAACGCTGGGCCATCCATTTGACCAAGGGTGCGGTTAAGTATGCCAAGCGCAACTGGATGCTGGCAGCAGGAGAAGCTGAGTTAGACCGTGCCAGAGAGTCCGCAGTGCGGCACTTTGAGCAATGGCTGGCGGGAGAGCAAGACGAGGATCACGCCAGTGCCACGTACTTCAACATCAATCAAGTCGAGTACATCAAAGCCAGACTCGCTAACCAATAGGAGGCATTTGTGCGTATAGGTATCGACGTTGATGGTGTTTTGGCAGACTGGAGCAACGCTTTCCTTCGACTGCTGGTGACTTCTACAGGGCGACCCTGCCCTGTACCAACTCCAGTCGTATTTCCGTGTTGGGAGTGGATCACTGAGTTTGGCTATACGGCACAGGAGGCAGCAGCCGCGTACGCTACGATGAGGTCGTGGGATAGGTTCTGGGTCACGTTAGAGCCGTATCCAACTGCGGTAGACGACATCTACCGCCTCACCACACGAGAAGCCAAAGGTGACGATATCTACTTCATCACCTGTCGATCTGGGGTCAAGGTCAAGGCGCAGACTGAGATGTGGCTGAAGCACTGCGGGTTTCAGGTGCGACCAACAGTATTGATTACTCCTGAGAAGGGGCTGGCGGCTAAAGTACTGGGGCTGGATTGTTATATTGACGACAACGATGAGAATGCCGACGACGTGATGCAGCAGTCGCCAGAGACTCGTATGTTCATGATGAATCGGTCGTGGAATGCAGACTGCAACACCCAGGCAACGCGAGTAGACTCAGTCCATGAAATGTTGCTTACGATGAAGATTCACGACCGGGAATGTGCGGAGCCTTAAACGCACTGCGATCGAGCCGATTGATCAGTAGGTTTAGGGCCACGGTATTGGAATTGGTCGCTGATGTGGAGATGTTCACCGCAGCCGTTGAAGCAGTAATGGCAAGGGCTGATTCAGTTTGTGCCTTCGTTGATCCTTCAACAATCCGAGTAAGCATCTCCACGCTATTCTTCGATACATCCAAGGCATTCGCCCAGTCGCGGCGGTAGAAGTACAGCAGCAGAGCGATGACGGCATATGATCCGCCCTTCGTCAGATACTCAGAGATAGGATCGGATGTGGTGATCGTGGGGATAGCCCCTTGAGCGACCAACGCCGTGGTCGAGAACACCACATACATCGCCACTAGGGGGCTAACAATGAGTCCTCTGACGAAGGGTATTTTCCTTGCCATTAGCAGTTCACGGTTCTCTTTCCATGGCACGAGTGGCACCCGCATCCATTCCAGCGTTGGTTCGGTAGGCAGCGGCTCTAGCCGCCCGACGCTCCATCAACTTCTGCAAGACCTCCTGCGACAGTTCATTCACTTTGAACACTGGCCCGCCCCCGAACAACTCCGCTTCTTCGTCCAAGGTCAACCCGGGGTTGATGGTAGACCGTGGCGAACGCCGAGACTTGCTGACTGGCACATCCTTAATCGGCACTTTCGGTGCCTTCACCGCTCGTGCCGCCAATTCCTGGTCAATCGGGTTAACCCTCGACTCCCCTATGATCGTAGCACTAATCTCCCCTGGAGCCTTCACAGAGACGCTAGGAGAGGCGACTGCCGGGGTAGGGGCTGGGGGCTTGACAGTCGGTACAGCCCCTGTAGGGGCGATTCTGACAGGCTGTAGGGGGTTATCGATGACTTTAGGTGCTGCCCCCTGCTTCTGTTGCAAGAAGTTAGCCTTAACAGACGCAATGACCTTGGGGTCGTTCCCAGCCAACTGTTTGTCAATCATGGCGTTTTCAGCAGCCGTCAACCCGTCGATACCCCCTGGAACCTCTTCCTCAGGTAGCCGGTAACGGGTAGACATAGAGGTACGACCACCTTCGGGCGTCTTGGCCGATACGCTTTCACTGATGGAAGGTTTCGTCGCCTCCATCCCTTCACGACTTTGAGCAATTTTATCCAGTCTGGCTTGGTTTTCCGCTGCTTTGGCCGCTTCCTTGGCTGTTCTCAGTTCGTGCGGGTTGAACTTGTCGGCAGGAGTGCTAGCTTCCTTGTAGGTGCGATATAGGTCGTTTTCAGGCGGTTCGGGAGACACCGTCTTACCCCCGTTAGAGACAATCCGCACGACTGGTTTCTCACCAACAACCGTAGTCTCGCTAGGCACACGAGTCTTAGCGAGATTCTTCGGCTCACCCTTGAATCGGCTGATAATCGCATCCGACCAGCCGGGGTCGTTCTCGCCGAAGGCACTCAGCTTGGTTCCTGTGCCCTTCATTAAGCTGGGAACAGCCATGGTGCCCATCCCACCTAGGATGTTGCCAGAGGCAATCTGGTGGCCCCCAACCAGGAACATGGGGAGTTCAGCCTTCTTGCCATAGGTCGAGAGTTTCTCCCCCACAGTGCGAGCGATGGGGCGGGGAACAAGGGGGGCCGCTTTCGATGCGGCAATGCCGACCATGGTTCTGCCGGTCATGTCGCCCACGGCATTACCGAACGCTTCAGGGTCTCTACCAGCAAGGTCAATAGCTGAATGATAGGCATCGGCGATCTGACCGGGAATCTTACTGAACGTCTCTCCGACTCCGGCTATCGTCTTCTCGGGGTCTTGCACGAGATGAATCCCACCCACCACGGCATTTGCACCGGCCTTGGCAATGGATAGCGGTAGGGTGGCGATATCGGCCACGCCATGTGCAAGACCGGGAACAATCCCTTTGGCAAACCCCTTGGCCCCGCCAATCGACCCTTCTAACGCGCCTTTCGCAAACCCACCCCAATATGTCTGAGGCTCTTTACTTAAATCCACGGGTTTCACCGTTGACGTTTGCCCGCGCACAATCATCCCAGCCTTGACGGGGTCGAACCCGGCTGGGAAGATATGACGATTACCGTCGTTGTCTACGATGACGACTTTGCCTTCGTTATCGGCCACTGATGACCTTCCCGTTCATGTCGTATTCGATATCCTTGCCGCCCGCTCCACCCGAATCACTACCCCCGGCATATAGTGCTTCTTCACTCCGAGTACGTGCAGCCTTTACCTCATCAGGTGTCTTGGCATCGTCAATCTCGTGGCGTGCGGTGATTATTTTCTTGTGGAGGTTGTTCGCTTTAAGACGAATGGCCTTCATCAATTCTCGTAATCCCTGTTTTTGATCAGTATTCAGAATGAGTGGTGCATTCGGATCACCACCCCACTTATTGAATGCCACTTCCAAGTCTGCCCACTTGGTTCTGGTACGCTTCAGCACCTGATCAATCTCAGGTTGAGTGATTCGTACCCCAGACCCCGTACCACCAGCAGTAATCTTAATGACTTGCTCCGCGATGGTAGAGTCGGCGATATTTGAGTTCTGTGCGAGGGATGTATCCAGTTTATTCAGGTTGTTGATCTGTTCCTCGATAGGTGCCGCACGCTTATTTAACTCAGTATAGGCATGTTCCTGAATGCCAAGCAGAGTCCGCTGATCCCTATCCTTGTTTGCGTTGTCAGAAGCGGTATGATCCTTTGGTTCGGCCATACGTTGAATAATCGAACCCTTCGGCACAGAAGATACAACCTGACCCGTCTCTGTGTCGGTATATTTCCCAGAGATAGGGTTATAGGAATAGAGATGCTCATTTTCTGTGGTCGCAGGGTTGTCGAGTTTCAAATCCGCAGCCGTGAGTGTGACACCTTCACGTTTTGCTTCCGCAACTTTCCGCGCCACACTGTTGGGCGGTAAACGGAGGATATAGTTATCCAGATGCTCCTTCGCAGCCGCATTCTCCCGGTCTACGCGATTGCCCATGAAAATACGGGGTCCGACTGTTTGCGCTTGCACCCCTAGCTGTTCTGGACTCCCAGCCGGAAGGGTTGCCATAAAGTTCTTCAACCCCTGCTTAGGGTCGGTACTCATTTGCCCGCCCGTGAATGCCACATCGTTCTTCGACATATCCGGGGTCATGATATCGCCGGGAACCATGTTGGAGAGGGTCTTCTCGTGTGCGGCCTTCTGCTTCTCGACTGCTGCTTCCTTATCCTTATTCTCCCGCTCATGAATCAACGCCATGCGTTCGATCCGACGCTCGTTGAGTTCGTCTCGGCGCAGCTGCATCTCTTGCTCTTGTTCCTTCGCTTGGCGGTCCTCGCGTGCCGTGGCGATACGATCGAGCAAGTCTTGACGCTTTAATGCCGCCTGTTGAATCAGATACTGATTCATCCCATCAGTTGCGGCAGCACCGGGAGCGTTGTAGTAATCAGCCATGCGTTCTCACTTTCCGTACAGCTTGGCAATCGCGCCAATGGTGCTCAGGGTCGGGGACAGCCAGTTACCAATCGTCTGCATCGTAGAGGGATCGGTGTCGGGTTTATAAGGTTTGTACGGAACCAACGGCGGTAACGTATTCGATCCATACTGCAACGGGGCGTTAATCTGATCCTTGCCTTGAGCAGCGGTCGTGTTTAGGGCATCAAGATAGTCCTGACTATACTTCGGCGCACCCACAATATTATACGGACTGACACGAGGATTCGCAGCCATGCTGGAGCGGTAGATGTTCGCCAGAGCGTTCTTGCGATCCTCCTGCTCCTTCTTGGCACGGGCCATCAACTGGTTCTCAAAGGCATTCTGACCTTGGATGTTCTGACCATTCGCATCCAATCCCAACTTGGCATTGGTTAACTGGGTTTCGCCCGCTGCTTGAGTGGCGGAACCAATACCTTTACCGGCTAAACCCGCGATATCACTGATCTTACTCATAGTAGAGCCGCTCATAAGGCCACTACCAGTGCTCACCCCTGCCGGAACTGCCCCACTCGGCGCAACGGTAGGAGCTAACGAACCCATGGTTGGTGTGATTGTGCTAGAAGGCAGTAGTCCTCCCGCGACAGCGTCACCGATGCCCATGGTTGATCCGACTTCACCGGGAAGTACTCCTGCCGTCAATCCTGTCGTCGCAGCCCCTTCAGTTCCTGCGAGTCCTGCTTCTGTGACTCCCGCTCCTACTCCAGCAAGTCCAATACCCTCACCAACACCTAGTGCAGCAGGAACCATCCCACTGGCTGTGACTGTCGGAAGGGTGCCTAGTGCGGGCACTCCAGCACTGGTTGACGCCAACCCACCAGCCGCACTGCCACCTGTACTACCTCCACCAGCAGCGACACTACCTCCTGTCGCTGCCCCGGCAATCCCTGCTCCAATCAGCCCACCAGCCGCAATGGTCCCTAGAAGAGTGCCCCAGTCGATACTCCCCTTATAGGTACCCTTTTCAGTATCCCACTGTGAGCCTTTGCGAAACGGCCCACCATTCTCGTACATGAAGTGCCAGACGGAATTGGGGTCGCTGCCGGGAATACGGTGAGCCATGCCGTCTGGGGTCAGTTGGCCCGTGACAGGGTCTTTACCGGATGTAGAGTTCTGCCACACCACCCACGGCGGAACATAGGACTTCTTTCCTCCAGTCGAGGTATAGACCCTGCCATCCGTCTCCACCTGATACCCGGCGCGACCTGCAAATTCCGCAAAGTCGGGAGGAAGCATTTCGTTCGGTGCTAGTGCCATGGGTGATCCTTATGCTCCGGGGGCTAACGGCGAGTTCAAGTACTGCTGCGTGGTATCGTATTGATACGCATTCTGCGCCAGCGACATTTGCTGGAGTTCTTCCTGAAGCGCCATCTGCTGTTCAGCGGTCAACAACCCGTAGGCACCAGACAGTGCCGATTCAATCTCCTGCCGACGCGCATCTAGTTCATGCTGCATCAGCACGCCCTCGAACCCAGCCGTATTCTGTCCAACCTTTTCAGCCGATGCTCGCCGTTCAGCCGAGATGTTGGCATTCGGGCCACCCGACTCAGCCAAGTCCTGAAGGTAACTGCGCCGTGATCGCTCCTGCGTTGCACCATACGCATCCGTCTGCGCACGAATCACCGGATCATTGCGGTTGACGTTCAACCCCTGACCAGCCCTATTCATCAACATCTCGTAGAGTTGGTTGGATTTATCCGTATCAATCCCCGAACCGAAAGGTCGTGTCAGACTGGCATTCATCGATTGATTCCCTTGCACATTCCACACAGGTTTGCCTTCTCCGTTACCAATGACTCTGACCCATTCACCAGTCGGGAGTTGAATCTTAGTTCTATCCCCTTTAGCGTTAGCGGGGGTCACATGAAACCCTGCTGCCTCTAACTCCGCTTGATGGCCAGTCAGCGTGGTTTTCGCGTTGTTGCTGCCGCCTAGTAACGCCTGAACCCAGGCTTGATAGTTGCCATCCTGTGGTCCTGACTGCGGTAGGGTCATAGGGGGTGGTATATATCCTCTACCGCCCGTGTCAGGTATCGGTTGACCATTCTTGTCATAGAGGGGTGGACGGTTGTCATCAATAACGAACGGCACACCACCCCCAAGTGCTCCCGCCCCTGGACCCCCTGTTTGCGTGTTGTAGTCCCATTCGTGGGGATCTACTGGATATGTCTGTGGCATCCGGTACTCTGGATACTGACCAAGTCTAGATTCTTCTACCCAGTTACCTTTATTCGACCCTTGCCCCGGATCAGTAATACCAATATTTGGTTGTGGTAGATACCCCGGTGGTTGCCCAAATCCCGGCTGTCCATACGCAGGAGTGGGCGACCACTGCGACTGCGCTGTCGGACCTACGGGCTGCGGGGGCTTCTGCTGCCCTTGCTGCATGGTATCGTCTGTCCAGTTACCGTAAGTATCATACGCCATTGGGTATCCTTATTTTAGCCTATTTAGACCACACCTTGCTCACCTTCGACCAGAATAGTCAAGGTCGAACCTGCACTCGCCAATCCACTGAGGAAATCAGTCGAAAGCATGAGTAACTCTCCATACCAGTCGTAGGTGCTGTTCGCGGCAACTGCGAACGCCTTAAACAGTTCCGTTCCGCCCGATGACCCCCCTGTCGCCCCCACATACAATGAGAAGGTCGCCACAGATCCTGTCACGTTCGCGACATGGATATGCCGAATGACGGTATAGATGGTCGATGCCGGGGGTGTATAGATATTGGTTGCCGAATTCGCGATATACGCTGGCCCCGCAATCCGCTTTAATGTGCCTGCCATAACTCTATTCCTTTATGTGACGATGAACGAGACCGTCTCAGTATTCGCCGGGGCTGATGCGGCTTGCTTGAATCCAGCAATCAAACACGCTTCAGCAAAAGCTGAGGCGGTCGTAAAGGTGAACTGTTTGACGGCCCCTGCTTCCGCAAGATAGTGGGCAGTTGCCAACCCCTCCACGACCGCACTTGAGGCTAACTGAGTCTGAGGAAACCACTCTAAGTCGGCCGTCACGACCACAGGAGTCGCCTCTGCACCCCTAGAGAGCGCCCCACCACCAATAAATACTTCCGGCACCGCTCCTGCGGTAATGGTGCCTGATGCGTGGGTCGTGGAGTTAGAGATAGACGAGTTTGTGCCGTTCAAGGGACTGGTTAAATCTGCTCCCGGAATCTCATATACCGCCATCGAGATAAAGTCAGACGACGAGGGTGTAAAAGTAAAGGTATGGGATGCACCGCCTGTACAGTTCTTGGCATAGAACATCGCACCCCAACCCTGAGTTGTACCAACGGACGCGATAGCCGCTGTCCACGTATTGCTCTTACTATCCGTAACGGGGGTTGCGCCAATGGTATTCGCAAAGGCAAAGACCATGACGACGAGGCAACTACCAGTAGTGGTTGTGAACCCTGTGGTAGTTAAGGTCGTGGCTCCACCTGTCGAGTGCGCCGTCACGTAGTTACTGGGACGGTAAATCATCGGCGCACTCCTAACATTAGGGTGACGCGAGTGACCGTTGCCGCAGAGTCTACGTTAAACCCCAGTACATCCCCCGCTTTGATAGACTTTGTCCAACCAGTGAGCGTAGTATCAACCGAACTCGACGCACTAGAGAGCGTAGGTTTCGCACTCGCGGTGATGGTATCGGCAACTGTGGGCGGATAGTTCGCATACAGATCCTTCCACACATCAATCACGATATTGCCAGCCGTGGCTGCGGCATCAGTTGAAAGCAACGTCGCACTGGTGATAGTGCAGTCGTAGGGCACACTTAGAAACCCCTTCACACCTGTCGTAATCGCCGCTCCAGCGCCGTCAATCGTTAGACCAAAGGTGCCGTAAGAAGTCGGGGCAGGGGTAATCTGGAGTTGTGAACGTCCGTCTCGCCCATCACGACCGGGATAGCCTGCGACTAGGGTTGTAGACGTTACCCCGCCTGTTGCGGATAACGTTCGTCCAGACATCAGCAGGTTCGCGCCAACAGTAATGGGTTCTGGGCTACCCGCACTCCCCGACCCTCTGCCCAACAACTCCGAGGCATTGAGGTCTGGGAGGTTGGTCAGCAGTACATCCCCCATCATGTCGGTCTGGAGTTTCCCATCCCGGTCAAAGGTCTGGGTATAGAACTGGTTAATCGCCGCTTCAATGTGCTCAAGGTCGTCTTGAAGACCTTGCCGCACATCCTCCCACGGACCACCTAAGAGTTTAAACAGGTTCAGCATTAGCTGGTCTGCTCCAGCCTCTGCTTGAGGTCAAAGCGGTGGAGTCGCCAGTTCGCAGCCGTCACCTGTGGCGGGGCACACTCTAGCTCCGCACAGACGGGCGTCCCTTCGCCAAGAGCCACGCAGTATTCGCCATTTACATAATCAGGAATGTCAATCTGAAGTTGATCCGCTGTTGCCATTGTGACGGAGAACTCGACTTCATCCCCGTCACGGGTCACGGAGATATCAGACGCGATATCGAGGTTGGTGCCAAACGCGAGGATCTGGTTCGTGGTCAGCCCGCAACCAATACTATCGATATCCGCGACCAGATCCGACGCCGGTAGGTAGATCAGAAAGACATAAAACGTCGAAGGATCAGTCCCCGACTTCCGCAACCGATACGATACCCTAGATGTGCCGGGAAGCGTATAGACTGCCGGAAGATAGACATTCGTTAACCCCTGAATAGCTACAGGCGCAAAGTTGTTCCGAATCGTGGTGATAACCGTCTCCGCCCCCAGTGCCCCCGTCCCGATATCCAACTCATACTCCATACTCACATAGAAGGAGTTGAGTGCGGGCATGACACCGATGATTCGAGTGCCGGATGCGAGGCTCGGGCTAAGTTCAGTCCAACTGGAGTTCGCCCACGGAGTGGTGTTCGGAACGATTGCCGTACCTTGATTGACTCCTAATACGCCATAGGGTAAGTACGACATTTCATCAGCCGCAGTCGTCGCGGTTGAACTGAGATAGTAGAACATCGCAAACGGCAGGGTCGTATTCGCATTCGCATGCCGCATGCGGAACGAGATACGGGCATTCGCTGATCCCAGGTTAATCGCCGTGGGCAGCATAGTGATCTGGATGTTCTCGTTGCCGTTGCTGGAGATTTGCGGGATATTCGCGATAGCGACTTCGTTACCAGCCGTGCCAGTACCCACCTGTAATTCAAAGGTGGCTGATGCCGCATACCCTTGGATCATGTATCCCGCCATTTGCACAGGTGAGGCAAATGAGCTAGCTGGGACAATTTCCGTCCATGCGCCAAACGTATTTGTACTTGGCCCAGACGTAACATCAATCCCCGACGCCGATGTGGGGAAGACTTTGAGCGCCGCTGTGTTGAGAATACTCATAGCGGCTTCTCGATATAGGATAAGGCGATGTTCATTTCACGGAAGGAGACATTCGCGGCTCTACCTCGTACAGCAATACGGCTACTAGAAGCAATAGAGTCGTAGGGCGTGTTGATGGGTACAAAGTTCGGTCCACCCCCGCCACCTGGTCCTGCTACTTGAGTTTTAAAGGTTGCAAACACGACTTCCGACGCTGCTGCCCCAATCCCCAAATCACACTCAAATTCATCATAACTAAACGCACTGGTATCAATAGACACCCCCACGAGTACGATAGCGGTTGCCGTTGATGCAATCATCTGTGACCACGAGCTATTCGCCCATGTACCAGCACCGAGAGGAACAGAGAAGCTGGCGGCAGCAGAGGGGAAGCACTTCTGAGGTTTAGCTGTGACTAGTAACGTGCCCGTAATAGCCTTCTTGTAGTACGACATTGATACCGTCCACGGGTCGGTGCGGGTGTTACTTTTCCGCAACCGTGCGGACACTCGTGCGCCTGTGGCAATGTTGTCCAGCGGTATGGGGCACGGCATATACCCCGGTCCGCAGAAGTAGGTGCGCTTAAAGACCCCTCTGAAGGTCGTGACTACCGTTTCCGATGCAGGAGCGCCTGTAGCGATATCTATCTCAAAGGCAGCATAGGCAGCACTGGTATCGGCCCCGACACAGATACTGGTCAATACTAAATCAGCGTCTGCTGCTGCGATTAACTCCACCCATGCACTGTTCGCCCACGCGACGACATTCGGCGTAAGTGTGACAGGGTCGGCAGCAGCGGGTGCTGCGAACAACCGATTCGTGGTCGCTTGAGGGGTACTCATACGCCCACATCCGAGAACTCGATCTGAATGCCTGTGGCTTCTGACAGACTCAGATCGTCAAACTTCTTGATCACGAACTCTTCAGTCCCGACAGGAGCGAGAGACGTGGTAATGGCTTTTGTGTCAGCAGTATAGCGCCCAAAATCGCCAATCAGCGCCACACGCACCGAAGCACTCGCGTTTGCGTCGGCCAGTAACGCCCCTGCCATAGCTCCCCACTGGTTCAGCAATCCTGCTTGAAAGAAGGCTTTAGTCCTGATACGAGCCACATATGCCTGTCCATCGTCGGTATTTTCAATATCGCAGCGCTGGATACAGTTCGGGGTTGGAAGGCCGATAAAGGGGCGGTTAGATATCGCTTGATTTCCTTCATCATTGAGAATGAGTTCATGAATCGTGGTTGCGGCATACGCTTCTGCAATCCGCCCATCAGCCAGCGAGAACCCTCGACTCGCACCACGTCCTTCGGATTGGATTTCATCCGTCTGAAGGATGATCTTTAGCGAGGGTGTATCCTCCCCATCTGCCGCGACCCACCAATGGACTTGGCATTTATCCGAGTAGTACAGTGCCCGTGCCGCAATACTCGCGGTCGCGTTGACCCTCTTCCATGTCGTGCTTAATCCGAGCACTCGCTGGAGTCCAGCTGCTCCCAGTCTCATGGGTCCAACCGCTGGATCTAAGAAGTAGATACAGGATCGACCATTTTCGTCAGCACCGCTAACAATGCTGCCAGATATGGCTCCGTGGGATTTGCTAAGATTAAACACTTGGTACGCTCGGAGCGCACCAGTATACAACCGTGTAAATTTATAGATATGTCCCCATTTAAAGGCATACCATGTGCCATTCGTGGAGGCACTGAGTCCGGTAATTTCGCTTTCATCCGTGGTATCCAGTTCGACCGTATTGTCGAAATCTAAGGGGAGCCGTTCGTCGTTACCTTTGCCGGGATCGTTCTTCACGGGAGTCCAGCCCACCAACGACTTCTTGGTGGAGTCAGTCCAGTGTCCAGCAAAGACTAACCTATCATCGTCAATAGTCAAATATTTCGCAGACGGCAGCAACAGGTAGCTGCCGATATCCTCCGACAATGTGCCAACATCGGCATAACTATCAGTGGTCAGATCGGTTTCGTCAGTATAGGTCGTGGTCGAATCCAGCACAGTCGCAATTCTGTACCAATTCTCATCATCAGACGACGCTTCCACTTCCCAATGCGTCTCGCTCTCGCCAAGCAGCACAGGGCGAGTAATCGACGCCCCAGACCCGCTCCCACTCGGCTCAAACGTCACTTCCTCTGAGGGTTCGCTACGAACCAGTACCTCGCCTGAACCGCTCAATTTGACATAGCGGATGCGATAATAGCGATCATCAGCAAAGGAGCCTGATCCGGTATCTGTCACCACAGGTGGGGCTGTGGGTTCCGCCAACCCTGCTCGTCGCAGCGTATCTCCATCCCACAGGTGGAGGCGATCGACATTGCTCCGATAGGCGAAGAACTGCTTGGCATTCAGAATCTGCGTATTCATCCCATAGACATCAGGTGCTGTCGTATCTATGGGGTCTACGGGCACGACTGTTGACCAAGAGGGTCCAGCCGGGGCACGCTTGGTTAAGGTCGTAGAGACACCTACGGTCACGCCCAGTGCCCATATCTCAGGATGGGCAATATCATCATCAGGGAACCACTCGCCCAGGAAGGCAATCACATCCTCATCAGCCAGTCCCGATCCCGTGATATCGAACGCTGAACACCCAAACCTCCGCTCACCAATGCTCGAATGAAAGAACTCTACATTCATAGCCACGGTACACTGATCATTCTCTAGGAGATGGGGCGGATCAGTATCGTTCAGACCTCCTCTCAGTGTTGGAATGACCAGATCGCCAGGACTTGACGCCATTTACGGCACCACGAAGTAGGCAGGACCGCGACCACCTTGCCGTAGTTTGCCCGCCCAACGGGAGAGGTAGCCGGATTTGGCTTGGAAGTACTTCAACTCATTCAGCCGAAGGTTGAACTCCTTGTCCAGATCGTTCGCCATCTGGTACTTCTCCATTTTACGGAGTTCAGTCACGATAGCGCCGTCAACGAGGATGTCGTGGTAGTTCTCGACCCAGGCAGGTTCGGTACTGCCAGACAGGGTAGCAGTTTTCTCCAATACATCAGCCGTCAGCACGTAGGCAGTAAGCGGCGCTCCATCCAGCAGAATGGTAATGGAATCCTCCCGTTGCCGATAGATCGCATACTCAGTCGGTGGATTCGCCGCTGCCAGCCTATTCCGCATCTCGTCAACCGTAATCTCCCCCAGTGGGAAGGGATTGGCCGGATGGGTGATGTTGAAGATTTTGAGTGTATTCGCAAAGGTGACGTAACGGTTGCCAATCGTTGCCGCCTGAGTTGCTACTGCCCTTCCAGATGTATCCAGCCCCAATGCCGTACACACTTGTCGGTTCCGAATATTGACATTCACCCCAATCCGCGCAATCGCCGCAGTGGAGGTGAGATTCATCCTCCCCGAGACTTCGCTCACGATTTCTGTAAAGGTCATGTCAATCCTTTCACTTACATCGAGTCGCCATATCGAAGACTACACCCGTCGCCGCACCTAGCGCCAACGCCGGGAGGTCATGCCGTGCCGAGAACCACCTACCCGCTCCCGTCCCTACCGCAAGCGACCACTGGACCCCGACCCTTGGACCCGGCGAACAACGCTGTCCAAACGGAATCGCAGCGGTCGCTTGTGCCATGTGCATGGAGAGGCGGTTAGCCGTAGGGTTATCAGCCCCACAGCTTGGCGCACAGGGGCGGTTTCTGGGGAACAGCTTGTTCACCGCCCACCCGGTTGCCATGACGCCCCCCGTTCTCAACGCTTGCATCTCGAAACAACGGACCCGTTTCCCGTCTCCACAACCCCATGAGGCTTTAGCGTCTAGCCCCATTTCCACGCCTAACGTCACCCATGATGCGATATTTGCGGCTTGACGTTCGTTCTCGGTCGGTAGCGTAAACCGAGATTGTGCTGATACTGGAACTGCCATAAACAGACACAGCGCGAGAATCAGTCCCTTCATTCCTCAAACTCGTGATCATCCACCACATCAGGTCTATAGTCGGGTTTCTTCTTGGTCGTCGCAGGTTTCTTGCTCTTACCCGCGTGCTTCATGGCAATGGCGATGGCTTGATCCTGCTTCTTCCCGGACTTCATCAGTTCCCTGATGTTCTCGCCAATCACACCTTTTGAGTGCCCCTTCATCAGTGGCATGATTATGCTCCTACCTGGACTTTGCGCCGTGGGCGGGTCTGACGGTCTAATTCATCCTCGTCTTCAAGTTTCTGCGCCGTAATGATCTGAGTCAGCATGTTCTCAAAGTCGGGTGCCACTCGCGCAAGGGCGAACCGCTGGTCGGCAGACTTGCAGTTGAAGTTGATATAGACGACTTCATCTGCCGAGTCGTTGTTCACTACCACTTCGACCAGTCGATTGATATACCGCCCAGAGTGAGTGATCTTGTTCAATAGATCGATTTCCGCATCTGATGTCGTATCCCACTCCAGTTTGAACCCATTCTGGTAATAGTCGCGGGTAAATAGAGAGGCAGTCTTACGATTTGGGTGAAACGGGGTCTTGGGGTCGTACTGTCCAATCGTCACCTTCCGAGGGGTGTTCTTGGCGATCCCCGCTGCCACACCTTCACCAATCACCTTGGCGAACTGTTGCATTTGAGCAAACATCTCCGCAGGAGTGAGGGTAGTGGGGTCAGGTTCGGATGTCAGATTCTTCTCAGTAGCCATAATGTCTTATCCTTCTCTTGCAGGAGCAAGTTGAGGGGGCGGGTAATTGGACTCACCCCCTCTGTCTGAGGCATGATTGCCTACTTCAGTATAGCATTTTAGTGGAACTCATAGGCTCCGATGTCCCATGCGGCCCCTTGCGGGCGGGGAATGCCGTCCTTATCCGTGGTGAAGACTGTAGACAGTGTGACTCCAGCATCCTTGGCGGGGCTGGAGGTTTGGATGTGGTAGTTGCCACCCCCGACAAACACAGGGTCACTGGTCACAGCACAGCCAGACGAGCAGAGGTTGTTCCCAGCCACGGTTCCAGTACCCCAGTTCTGGTAGTCAGTGCCGGTATTGCCGTAGGTGATGTTGTTTTTGACAATGGTTCCAGACGGAGTCGCATCCCCGTTGCCGATGTTGATGCCGCCACCCGCATTTGCCGTGACGGTGTTGTTGTAGAACATATTCCCAACCCCGCAATAGAGGCAGAGGATACCCTCGGAGTTGCCCCCATTGTTCGGCATACCGTACACAAGGTTGTTGTAGACCTCGGTCTGAGTGGCGTTCACAGAGACTATGATGCCCCAATGCTGCTGACCGGCTGACGTTGAACGCCCATCGTGAATGGTGTTGTTCCGCACCTTCGTGCCGACAATCGAGTAGGTGCCGTTATAGATATGCACCATGCCGCCTGAGCAGTCGTAGAGGTTATTGCCGTCGATGATGTTGTTTGAGGAAATCACATAAATGCAGTGCGTGAAATAGTCAGCCCCAGCACTGTGAATGGTATTGTTGATCAACTCATTCGCACCCACTGCGCCCACCTGTTGCTGGTCAAAGGTCACGATTTGTGGAAGGCCTGTCGTGATGGTCGGTCCAATCAGTTCCGAGTTGGAGACACGAATGTGGTGAGGGTTATTGCCCTGTGACGCCTCAACCTTGAACGTCCCATTCGCCATGGCACTACCGTCCATGTTGATACCATCAAACTCCACATACTGCTGCGCGGCATGGAAGTAGACAACATAGTCTCCAGATGCTGGTGTCATCCAGACCGTCTCACCGGGGTAGTTGGCGATCTTCTTGGTCGCGGCCCAAGACGTGCCTGAGATGGTGGTGTTGGTCAGTTTCTCGTTGTAGGTGCCACCACGAATATACAACGTCTGCCCAGCCGATAAACACGTAATCCCGCTGGCAATCGTCAGCTTTGGAGTTGCCACATCTGCGGCTTGCATGCAGGTACGGGAATCATTACCACTTGTGGACACAAAGTAGCCTGAAGGCACCCCGCCACCTGTTTCCGGGTCTGTAGAGCCGTAGAACGTATACCCAAATTCCGGCGTCCATGAGTACCACAGGGAGTCATTCCCATGGAGATACAGTACATCCTCAAACCACAGGATTTCGATACCTGTGCCAATCAGCGTGCCATTGCGAAACTGCTGAATGTTCGGTGAACTGCCTCCACCAATCGTCCACACCGCACAAAGACTGTCGGTAATGTTGGGATCGGTGGGTACACGAGTTCCCGAGTCTGACGATGTACAACCATAAGGGTTGTGATCAGGCGTTCTTCCAATCAGCAGCCACGGACCGCGATCAATCCCCGTGAACAACATCCAGGTGAGCAGAAAGAGACTTGATAGCACACTCACATGGGCACCACACACGACAATCCAGACGCCACGTTACCCGCGTCATCCCCGAAGAATGTAGACGTGATCGCATCGCCGCCTGACTCCAACCATGCCAGGAAGTTGTACCCCAGCCCAGGCCGACCACGATAAGTAGAAACAACTTCCGTGATAATGCCCGTGCCGGTTGCGTTGTAGTACTGTGTCCAGTGGCCGGATGGGACTGTGGTCGAGTTCACACCAACCGCTACTTTTGATCCTCTGGATGATGAATTGATCTGGAGGATTGATGCCGTCACCGTACATTGTGCCAGTGAGTTGGACTCGCCCGACACGTACTCTACTTTGTTCGCGGCTGTGGCTCTGGCTTGCCGCCATGTATCTGTGCCGTAGTCCCAGGAGTCAGTAGTGTCCACGGCTACCAAATCTGTAGGCAACTGATTGAACCGATTCCACACGTAGCGATTGAGCACGGCATCAGCCACGACGTTTGAGCCACTGGCACGAATTACCCCGACCGCAAGACAGGTGTGATCGGAGGATTTTACCGGCATGCCGTCCTGAAGGGCCAGCGCGTCAGCCCTGGCTGTATCCGTCGTCCAGGCCGCACTCAAGGCTAGGGCGGGAGTTCCGCTGTTGTAGCAGTAGAACACATCGTAGTTCTTCCCACTGGTCACAGTGAGCGCGAGGCTCAACTCGCCTTGGGTATACTCCAGCCACGCTGTTCCGCTGTAAGCAGTCGCGTAGGAACTGCCTCCGCAATAACCTCCTGGTGTGTAGTAGATGGTGCCTTGTGCGGTTCTGTCGGCTGTTGACTGGCACGTCCCACTCTGCGTGGTGAGCCTGAGTCCCGGCAGCTTGGGGAAGACGGTTGAACTGCCCCCACCCCGCTCTGCACTCACAACCTGCCAGTAGCCGCCCGCACGATCAATCAGCAGGTTCACGCTCTGGTTGGCGGAATAGGTCTTGGTCGTTGCACAGCCTGAAGCGTCACAGATGGTCTGTGAGCCGTTACCATCCAGGGTCACGGCAGAACTGCCCAGCACAATTCTGAAGGCTGCTGTCTGCCCCGCATGAGATGCTGTCGTGGGCAATACCAACGTGCAAGGTGCCGCACAGTTAACCTCGTATGCGCCGTTATAGGCAGAGATAGTGGTGCCGCTCGTCAGGGCGGTCTCGACAATCGCTGCCGGAAGGTCGGTATAGTCCAGCACTCGTGCCGACACCACTCCACTCGACCCAGCGGGTGCGGCCAGAAAAGTATTCGCCGCCTGACTACCTAGCACTGTTGCTAGATTCGCTACTGTTGACGTAGCCAGCCATGTACCCATACCCGCAGCCATTCCACTGATACCCGTGCTGACGGGGAGACCTGTCGCATTCGTGAGAGTGCCGCTTGCGGGTGTTCCCAGCGCGGGGGCCACGAGGGTTTTATTCGCAAGGGTATCGGTTGTATTCTGCCCCACCAGCGTGTCCGTCGCGTTCGGCAAGGTCAGCACACGGGTGCCGGTTGGGGTGCCCGTCAGTTCAATATAGGTGCTCCCATACGTCCCACCCCCATAGATGAAGAGGTTGCGGAAGGGTTTGGTCGTACTACCATTATCAACCCCCGACTGTGCCAACAGCGCCGAGTTGATATTCACTGAGGCTAAGTTATCCAATGCGGCAGTGGCTCCACTTCCGCCGCAGCCCGCCGCTGCTACGGCGAGATTACCGTTGGTATCCGTCTGCACGCAGCGGGTACCGCTCCCACTGAGTCCAGTCAAACTCAGTGAGGTACCTGTGGCAGCACCCAGGACTGGCGTTGTTAGGGTCGGGGTAGTGCCGAACACCAGCGATCCCGTCCCAGTCTTCGTCGTCATCGCTGCCAACAGGTTCACTGAAGATGGTGTAGTCAAAAAGGTCGCTACGCCGGTCCCAAGATTCGCAACACTTGCGACAGGATAGCCAGTAGCGTTAACCAGATTGCCAGATGTTGGAGTGCCGAGTAAAGGCGTAACCAACGTAGGACTCGTGGCGAATACTGCTGCGCCACTACCCGTTTCATCACTGAGCACCCCCTTCAACTGGAGTGATGTAGTGGAAGCGAACTGTGAGAGCGGATCAGCCGTCAGTGCATCGCCAGTTCCAGGCCCAGTGCCCCCGCCATTCCCGACTCGTCCAGTCGTCGGGGCTGAGAGGGTAGTAACTACTGCCGACCCCGATCCAAACGTCGTCATGACCACGCAGAAGTAGGTGACACCACCTACACCCGCTTGCCAGCCACCATTGGCCGTGGCGGTTGTCACAGCGGTTGCCGCTGCTTTGGGGATCATGTTATGGGCGGTGAAGTTGGTTGTGGAACAGTCTGTACTTGTGGTCGTCGTACTCTTGAACGTCACAGTGCCGGTCCAGGTGCCCGTAATCTGGACACCCAGCCCACCGGCCCCCGTAGTGCCAACCACCAAGCACCCCGCACCGGGGCACACATCACTGGTTAACGTCTTGGTCGCTACGGCCTGAGCATGCACATGCGATTGCAGCATCAGCAGAGTAGCGAGAATCATGCACCATTTTGTCGTCAATCTTGCCATATCCCCTACCTCTGTGTGTTCTAGTGTACCTTATTGGCCGTTAAAGAGTCTACGCACGTCTCCAATGGTGTGGAGTTGATTCCCATCGCCGAGTAAGTCGCCGGTATGGTGAAGGAGTTCATGAAGTTTGCCCGTTCTCGTGAGATTGAAGTCGTCGCTAAATTCCTCAGCCGGGAGGCCACAGCGAGTGAAGGCTTCTCGCACAGCTTCAACCACTCGTCCCTCTCTCGGGGGTGCGATAAACATCGTCCGCAGGAACATCGCATCCTTCTCACTCATAGGGGTGAAGGGTACAGCAGTCGGCGTAGGCGAACCCCAGCGAATCAACAGTGATCCCACTACTACCAGCCATCTTCGTAATGTATCCATAATCCTCACCCCACCCCACACGACGACAACGGACGCCGATCAACACACGCTATCAGTACCCCACACTCATACAGACTTACCGTGGTTAGATCGGTCGCTGTTCTGATCCCAATATCTGCTCCCGATCCTGCCGGGTATACCGTGGGAGTCGCAGACAATTTCGTGAAAAGTGCAGCTGTCGAGGTCAACACAATATTCGTCAGTGTGTCGTCAACAATGATTGAGGCTGTCTCATTTGCCAGAGATTTGGCAAAGACCCATCCAGTGACTCCGATGATGGCCGCTTTCGTCGTATCGTAGTCACCAACGGTCTTGCCCTCGATGTTGTATTCCTCAGTGACCTGCGCCCCTGCGCTAACCATCGACCAGCCGTTGATCTGGCTCAAAGGCTGCTCGTTGACCTGTGAACTGTGCCCGCTACCATACCCGGAACCGCCAGCACCGATCTGTGTGGTGAAGCCGTTGACCGAGCCATTCGCGTTCGGTCGCTTGGCAACGACACGAATCCAGCCGGGATCAGTGTAATCAGCAACGTCGTCAGTGTAGATATCGCCATACCAATAGGTGCGATTAGCCCCTGCTGCGGTGTTAATACCGGGGGAGACCAGTACTCCAGTCACGTTGGTCATCGTGCCAGCAGTAGCAGACCCTTGAAGTACCCCATTGATATAAGCATCAAACCGAAACGTCGTCGTATTCGTGACAGTATAGGCAAAGGAGATGCGATAGCGGGTATTTGCTGCCATCACCATCGTACCCACGACTGTTGTCGCTCCAACGGGCGTAATGAGTAGCGTTCCATCCGTATGCAGCGAAAGTGAAAAGATGCTTGTGCCACCAGTCTGTTTGATGGTACAGATACGCGCAGACGCCGCAGGGAGGGTGTCGTAGGCGAATGAGAACGATACCCGCGCCCCGGCATCGCTCATGGCATTCGGACCATTTACCGAGGCGTTTGTCGGACCAGCCCCAGAGCCGATCTTGATGGTATGCGTGCCTGTCCACCCTACCCCCGGCTGATCCGTCGCAATAGACACTGCTCCTGTCGTGATTTGATAAAATGCAAAGTCCTGAGTCGCAGCCCCGGCTGATTCGATGAATGTCGCAGCCATGTTAGTTGTCTTCCCACCAGCGGTCGGGTATGTTCCGAACGGCGTTATTATCGCAAATCAATACTGTAGTGCGAACAGGAAGCCGCTCAAAGACGTGGATAAAGACTTTGTAGTTGCTATCTGCAATCTCTTCAGCCCGTGCAGTCAATACCGCTTCAGCTTTTGCATCTGTATCGTGTGTCACAGGATCGATAAGGGCATAGTCTATCTTCTGTGGCACTCTATTGGTAAGGCCATCGTTGATGATCAGTTCTCGATTTGTAATCGTCACACTTCTGATTGGCGGCATTATTTACCTACGCACAGTCCGTCTTTCCATTTATGACAAGAAGTAGAGGTAATACCTTTTGTCCAGTCGGCTGACCAGAATTGGCTTCCGTGGACGCCACCAGCGGCATCGACACTTCCACCTGTCCAGAGATTGATAGGGACTACCAAGGAATTGGTGCTCATGTCATGTTCCCAGATAGTCTGCTGTGACTGGAAGTCCCACAAGTAGGCGCGGTTGACGCTCTCCACGCCTGTGGTGGGGTTGCGGGTGCCTTCAACGCCAAACTCAAAGCCACCAAAGTATTGGTTGCTAACGTGTCCAGTGTACCCACCAAGTCGCACAACCGCATTCCAATACCCGGTCGTAGGGTCTGGGACAGAGAAGCATGCAAGAGCTAATTGATTGCCGTTGTTGGCCCGGTCGTTTTTGATTTGACAATGTTGGTCTTGAGCCCCATCAACGCCAGTGTTATACGTTGGGTCGGGGATGATATACGCCGACTTGTTCGACGGCGGGCCAACCAAGAGGTTCGCTATCGATACCTGAGCATAGGGATAGGCCACGAACCCAACAGTGAGAAATACTGTAATTGCTGCAACCCACGCTGAGAAAATCAATTTAGGCTTCATAGTTATTACTTATACCAGAAGTTGGCTTCCAGCGCAGTGGTAAGAGCTGTATTACCTGCTGCGGTTGTGGCTGCGGCACATGAGAATCCGGCGTTGGAAAACGCAATCCCCATCACAAGTTCAAGGTTTGCAGCAGAAAGAGCAGGAATCGTCAATACCATCAACGGGTTTGTGGTGCCGACTGTCACAGACGCGGCTGCGACGTTGTAGATCGGCACGTAGGCTGCGACTGAGTTGGGGTTGTAAATATACCACCCGCCCAGTTGCCCCGCACTGGCTTTGATGGCTTGAGCCGTGTTGGTCAAGGCGGTTGAGCCGTCACCAGAGGTTGCGTTGAACACCGACCACCCACCAGAGGTCGTTGGCACAGGCGTGAAGAACGATGCCCCTGCGGTAATCATCTGATAGACGATGCCACGGAGATATTGCTGAATCGTGCCATTGGCGTCGGTGATGACCTTCGTGCCGGTTGTTGCACCAAGCACCGCTACGGCGGGATCATCACTCGCGAGCGTTGTTCGCTGAGTCGCAGACGTAACACTTCCTGCTCCCCCAATCCACTGTGCCGTGTCCATGAACCAGCGAAGGGTTCGACTCCCGCCCGTACCTGAACCAAGATCGAGTGCGGTAATCCCGAGTGCCGTAGCAATTCCCCGAAGTTTAGCAGAAAGAGAGCCTGTCGCACTTGCGGCATCGGCGTTTGCGCCGAAGGGATCAGTGGGCACACTCGTGACATCCACGTCGCCAATGTCTACGCCACTATTTGCCGCAAGTTTGCCAATCGCGTTGGTACCTACCGGAAGTGCCGCATCAATCGTTGACGATGTCCAGACGCGACCAGCCGACATCTGTGGAAACTCGTAGTCCCCATCGTTGCCTGAAGTATTGGCTGGAGTGGCTTTGCGAACAAAGAGCACCTTAACGCCACGATCGCCGTCTGCCGACCCCACATCCTCGTTCTCCGCGATAGATGTGGCTCCTGCGGCAATCGCCCCGGCAGCAATCGATCCACTCGCTAACGCGCCCGATGCAAACGCACCACTTGCAACGGCACCTGATGCGACCGCACCGCTCGCTACTGCTCCCGACGCCACTCCTCCAGACGCTACAGTAACGCCCACCGACCCCGCTGCCGAGACATTGAGTCCTCGTTCATTCCCTGCGGCATCCCGAAGCTGCACATAGAGTTCTCGCCGTCCCGACATACGCAGTGCGCCACCATCGCCTTCATCGACGGAATCGGGAGAGGCATCATCAAATTCCGCCCCTGCCATGACAATCTTAGAAGTAGCGGGTGTGAATGCGGCATCATCAACCTGAACTTGTGTTCCAGATTCTTGAACGGCGAATACTCCAGCATTCGTGACCGCATGTGAGGGGATGGTAGCGACACTGACTGGCACGACTGTACCACTGGCAATACCCTGGATGGTAATGACATCGACCGATGCTGAACCTGCCGTGCCTAATGCCGGCTGCTTAGCAGCGGTCGATGCTCCAGTGGGCAGATCAGGGGTTGTGAGTAGTTTGTTCGTCAGTGCGGGCTGATCCGTTGCCAGTACTACTCTCAGCGTTCCAGCCGACTTGTTGCCAGAGTTTGTATCGGTAGTTGTTCCAGCAAGTTGGGCAGCATTGACACTCTGGTTAGCGGGCAACGCCACAGAGTCTGGCGTGACCAGTAGCTTATTGGTCAGGGCTGGTTGATCTGTCGCCAGCACCACCCGGAGAGTTCCGGCAGACTTTGTTCCTGAGTTGGTGTCTGCTGTAGTGCCAGCAATTTGGCTGATGTTTGTGCTTTGATTGGCAGGAAGCGCAACAGAATCAGGAGTGACCAACAACTTGTTGGTGAGTGCCGGTTGATCGGTCGCCAATACTACCCGAATAGTGCCCGCCGACTTACTCCCCGAGTTCACATCGACGTTCGTGCCCTGGACTTGATCGACATTGGCGTAGGCAGCACCACCCGCTGTGATCCTGAGCACACCCGCCATACCAGTGGTCAGCGCAGTGTAGGCGGCTTTAAACAGCCCACCAATGGGTGTGATCTGTGTCGTGCCCTGTGTGAACGCTGCTTCGTCGGCAAGCGCCGTTCCACCCGACCCCGCACCGGACTTGATGTTCACATCCAGTGCGTTCGCGGTCGCTCCAATAACATTGCCTGACCCATCAACCACCTGGGTCTTCTGTGTGCCGTCTGATTGCTTGGTTGAGGTTGAGGCGAGTGCTGGCAGATCAGGCGTGACCTTCAGCCGATGACTGACTGAATCCCACACATCATTCCAGATATGGTTCAGTCCGCGCAGCTTCGCCGAGATCGTGCCAGCATTGTCGCCCAGCACCTTCGCGTCTGCAAGTTCCCCTTCAACGACATCAGCCCCGTCAGCGACAGTGACAGGACCGCTCCCGCCACCACCGCCTCCCGCAGTCTGAAGTGTTCCGTCATCGTCAACGAGCAGAGGAACATTGATATTGTCTACCGTTCGCCCGTGAACCAGAGCGTGCGGTCTGACTTTATTTGCCACGAATGGCCCCCTTACGCCGCGACAGCTTTATGAATGGCGAAGTTGATGACCATCACGTCGTCGAGTGCTGAGGCGGATAGATTGGTGATGACGATGTCGAAGGCACCAGCCGCCACTTTGAGGACTCCTACCATGGGCGTTCCGCCACCATTATAGGTTGTACCCAGCGTGATGGTATCGGTTGCCGTGACCAAGGTATTGGTGACGGTAAACCGTTCCTCCGCAGCCCCCGCAGTCGTCAATGCAACCGTGGTGATCTGCCCACACGGCTTGCTCAAGGTCACACCAGTACTTGCGTTGGTGATCTGAGTCACTGCCCCACCCGCACCTGTTGCATACCCACTCGACGCCGTCGCACCAGTCGTGGTGATGGCACCTGAGCCGGTAATGGTCGTACCGGAAATCGCTCCACTTGCTACGACAGTCGTTGGGGTAATCGCGCCACTCAGGGACGCGCCAGCCGTCCATGTCGGGGAAGCCTTGGTGTTGGTATTGATGTACCAGATACCTGTCGCGTAGTTGATGTAGAGTGAGCCAGGACCGTCAACACCAGCACCAGTGCCGCTGGTTCCGTCCGTTGGCACGCCTGTGCTGATTCGGGGAATATTGACGTTATGCGGGTAGCGAATGAACGAACTGAACCACGGTCTCCGACCTTTGTAGATTGCCATTGAAGTATCCTTCTCTCAAGGTATGAGGGGAGCCTATTCCCCCCTCATCCTTGCTGTTACCGATGAACCGCCGACTTACCCTTACCCGACCGCTACGCCGCTCTTAGACTCCCATAAAATCGTCAACGTAGGAGTGATCGAACTGACACAGAATCACCGCAGCCCCGGTCGTGGATGCACGACTGAAGGCGTTGGCAATCTGGTCGCCCGCGGCCCGATTATCGCCGACCTTACCGTCCGTGGTTTCTCGACCAATGGTCGCGTTATCCGCACAGCTTGCCACGACATCCGTCAGGAACGTGCCCTGAATGCCATACCATCCGTAGGTGCTGGCAACGGTAATGGCTGTCGCGACCGCGACCGGACCCTTGGCGTTTGCCGCAATCAGTGCCGTCAGCCCCGCCTCATCGAAGGTCACGACAGACCCGACGATGGTGCTGCCGATGCCCTGAAGATAGATATACTCCGCACTGTTGCCAGTCGTATCCCTACCCATGGCCCGTGTGCCGAGAATATTCCGTGCCGTGGTATCCACATCGCCCGGTTGTCCGGCGACCGCCACCTGTCCGCCCGTAATCATTGCAGTCATACTCGTGTCCTTTCAGTCTCGTTAAGAAGATGTTAAAGAGGGGTAGTTTTCTGCTACCCCTCTCCCGTTATCACAGGTGGACGCAACCGAGCCTGGACTTGTTGTTCGTCACCGTCTGCAACGCCGAGTAAATCTTCGTCACGAAGCCGTTGGCGTTCTGGATTTCTTGCGTGTCACCGCGATCCCGGAAGTACTCCTTGGAAACCACCAACGTGAAGTTCTTCGGGTTGAGGAAGTAGACCGTGGTCGTGCCGTACTGACTGAAGACGTAGTCCGCGTTCTTGAACTTGAGGGACTTGAACCCCGCCTTCATCTCGTCGGTATTCGACCAACGCTGAAGCGCCTGTTGGGTTCCCTCAAACAGTGCATTCGTCGCACCGTCGCTGACCATCAGCGTGGGCATCAGCTTTGCGCCGCTACCCTTCGCACAGGCGTTGAACACCGTAGTGAACCCGGCCTCAATGTCGGTATCATCGACGTAGGTGGCCTGTTGGTTTCTCCAGAACAGATACGTGACGGCATCAATACCTCCGTCGCTGCCCTGACCCGAAGTCGGAATATGGGTCGGCAGACCCAAGAAACCGTTCGTTGAAGTCGCAAAGAGGGCTTGTTCGATGATGTCATCGTGAGAGTTGATGCCGTTTTCCAAGAGCGTTTTGACCAAGGCGATCTTCTGGTTCGGAGCCGGATTCTGCACTTCATCCCGCTTCGACCAAACAATCGGCACTGACATTTCAGCAGGAGTGAAGGATGCCGAGGTCACCACCTCAGTCTTCTGCATCGACGTTTCCTGCAATTCCGAACTCAGGAATGCCGCACCGGGATTGCGCTGATAATCAAGGGGTGCTTCGATGGTCGGACCAAGCGAACGGTGATCGATGCCACCATGCTTCTCCAACGCTTTCATGAACGCCGATTCGGACCACTGATTTGCTGCTTTCCGCATCTCAGCAAGCACTGCCGGATAGGAAACAGCGACCATTTGACTAATTGAGGGATTGGGCTGAGCCATAGTGATGCCACCTTTACGCGAGTAACCGTTATTCGATGCCCACTATACGGGGAGCAAGTTACCGGAAAGGCCAATCACCGTGGCTACGGGTAGTTCCTACTGGAGCTACGAAGGAGCAGGGTCGAACGACGAATGGTTCATGACAGTAACCATCTACACTGTGACTTCATGATACAAGGGAGTGGCACGACCTGTCAAGAATCGTGCCACTTATCTAGTTAGAGCGTTGCGATCGACTCCCGAATCACATCTTCAAGGGTTCGCTCACCAGATGATTCAGTTACTGGCCTCTTCGATCCCGGCACCAGTCTCTGAACCGCATGCGGGCGGGCATTGAGTTCCGCATGCACTTCCTCACGAATCTTGGTGCGATCAGCGGCCAATTCTGCTTCCTTCTTTGGCCCCAGCACCATGGCAACCGCTGCATGAAACTCCACATCCGGGTTCTGGGCCATGAATGCTATAATTTCTGACTGCCCAGACTGGCCTTTCTTATAGTCGTCCTCGAAATACTTACCCCACGCCTTACGAGCCTGTGCGAGTTGTGCGTTGATGAGAGGCTGGAGTTGACGATTCGTTTCCTCGCTCTTAAAACGGTCTTCTAACGGCTTGAACCGCTGTTCAACCTCGGCGACGGCTTGTTTCCGTGCCTTCTCCCCATACCACTCCATCAATCGCTGATGTTGTTTATCGGTATAGCCGAAGGTGCCATCATCGAACTTATAATCGGGTTGCGGCTTACCTTCGTCGGGATCGGTAGCGGGTTTGGCTGCGACCGGCTCTCTATTTAGGTATTTGCTGTACTTTTCCGGGTGCAAAATCGCTAGCGTTCGCATGTAGCGATCGTCATCCGTTGCAATCATGCGATCTACAAGGTCAAGTTGGTCGGCTTTTGTCTTGTACTGACGATATTCAGTTTCTTTCGTCGAAAGAGCAGTAGTATGCGCCTCACTCAGCCGTTTCTTCGTGTTTTCAACAATCTTCCTGACTCTAGAATAGGGAATACGGTTCTCGCGGGTCGCATCGGAGTGCTTTTTGATGCCCTCGGCTTCTAGCTCTTTATCGAGTTCGTCTAGAACGGGAGGTTTAGCTGTCCCTTTAGCGGCTGCGGTATCGTCTGAAACGCTTCCTGATACTCCAGCGGCAGCATCAGTTGCGGACCCTTCTGAATCACCTCCTGTTTCTCCAGTTCCCTCAGAAACGCCGCCTCCGCCCACAGATTCGCTTGAATCGCTGGTGTCATTCTCCGCACTTGACCCCAATGCATCGCCATCACTTGACCCAGATTCGTCGGCATTCCCACCCTCCCATGCGGCATCGACTGCGCCGCCAATCACATCAACCAAATCTGCCATTGCTTTCTCCTTGTAACGTCAGGAGAGACGAAGTTGTCCCTCAGACCCAGCGCGATGTGTGCTGGGATTTATCCCCACTCTTAGTCCCCCGATGCTGCACGACGTTGGTGAGGCCACGTCGTTCCGCTTCACGAGCAATCTCTTGTTTGGATGTATAGCGGCGTGCGGAGCCGTCCTCGTTACACAGCCCATGTTTAATCATGATGTCGCATTCGTCACCAATCATCGCCGTGGCGTGCCCCGGAACGAAAACCTTATACAAGAACTGCCCACACTCGGGGCAGACACGTTGTTCCCCCGGTTTGACAAACATATCGTATACGGTTTCACATGTCGCACACTTCATATCAAACATCGGCATTAGACTCTCCCTCCAGTCACCTCTTCAGCCCGCTTTGCGACCTTGGGCATCTGCTGCCAATGCTCGTTCGCACTTACAGTCTGTGGATTGGGTATCGAAGGACCGCCCGCGCCTCCTGGGACGGGCATACCGGGTGCTTGACCAGGTACGCCGGGAACAGATGGCGGGGCGGGCGGTGTGGCGGCAAGCGTGCAAAGCTGTTTCGCTTGCTCGATGAGTTCGGGGGTGGGGGCGTGGCCTTTTGCCAGCAGAATCGCCACAACCATCGGATTGATCATATCGTCTTTTCCGGAGAAGCGATAGGAGATGTTTGGTTCTTCGATATGCGGCTGTGGTTTGGTCATGACCTTTGCGGGATCAAGGCCGGATAGTTCCGCAATCTCGGCGATAATGGGTTCCGGATTCACATAGCCCGACTTACCCGTCATGTTGAGGAAGTTGCTCAATCGCTGAATCTTCGACTGAGCATCCATCACGACAGCAGCGTCGGGATGAATCTTCATCACCAGATCGTGGAGGATATGCTTACTATCCCACACCTGATCCATCTGCTGCCGCTCTTGCTGGGAGAGGTTGGGGAAGTCAGAGTACAACACCATCCAGCCAGCCAGGACTTCACAAATACTGGTGAAGAACGTGAGGACTCTTCCCCGCTCTTGGCCGATTCTGGTAGCAAAGTTGTTCTGCTCAGTCGTCACCTGCGTGCCGGTCTTCCGCCCCGGCTCTGCTGCTCCTGAGTTCTGATTCTGCCCAATCTGCCACGACTCCATCAAGTCGGCTTTCGCCTGTTGATCAAAGGATCGGTCTTCAGGTGGATACTGCGCTCTGGCAATCTCGCCAAAGGAGCGTGAACCTTCACCCAGGGTCGGTACAAACCCTTGAATATCTCCACGCTGAAGCAAATCCAGAATCATGGGATCGACTCTCGTGCTATCGACCCATCGCAGCGGAAACGACCGCTCCCGGTTCTTGAACATCTGGCTGCGCGAACGACGAAGGTCAGCCACCTGGGGGCGTCCTGCCGCACTGTCGGATGGCGGGACAGCGTTGTCCGATATGTAGGTCAGTGTAAGCACTCGTACTGGATATTTACATGAGCCGATGTATTTCCCAGTCTTTTCGTCGTACTGCTGCCCCTTCCACGCTTCGTGCTTGACGGGTTTATCAATCCCATGCACATATACCAACCGCCAGATACTCTTGAACGACTTTTCAGCGGGGTCTACCCGATAGCGCCAGTAGTAAATGGTGTCATACTTCACCTTCCGCCCATCCATGGGTCCACTGGCACGAGAATCGGCTCTGAGTGTATCCTGTGTACCGTTATCCTCCGACCCTAGCACCTGTTCCTTCTGTTCAGGAGTCAAACCAAACTCATTCACCCCTTCTGCCCAACTGGTACGGTCGGTATACCCGACCCAGTCCGCATCATCAAATAATGAACCTGTAAACGACTTCGGCCACAGCAAATCCATGGGCGAAATCCGTTTACAGTAGAACTTAGAGTCTCTGGTGCGGTTGACCTTCCTCGTGGGAATCGGAATCCCCTGTTCCTTCGCATTCTTGAGGATCAGATCAAGCTGTTCTGGCGGGATCTGCGACACAGGCATTGGCCCATTCGGGAAGGGCAGGGTATCTTGCACTGGGGCATCCACCTCATCAAACAAAGCAGTATAACCAACGACAACAGCCCCCACACCCGACGCATTAACGGTATCATTGAGCACCTCTTCGATGGCGACACCGATGTTGGCTCGCTTTTCGCCAAGTTCATAGTTCAGGGCACGAGCAAAGGGCGGAATGGCGGGTGCGTATTGCTCATTTTCATGCGTCAACTGGACTTGCGGCACCTGCGAGAACAGATTCGCCGTCTTGGTCTTGACCAGCGACCAATCAGGATTGATTTCCGACTGCAAATCATCGCCGATACTCACCCCACCTGTGTCCGTGGTAGTGGTTCGACCTAGTCTGGTCTCCACACTCCGCTTCCACGAGTGGAAGAAGGTCTGACGATAGCGTTTACTTTCCTCGATATCGGACTTAAACGCTTTCTCTATCTCAGACTCGTCTACAGAACTCGTTGACCCTTCCAGTTCCGCACCCGTCTCACCCAACTCAACGTCGTCTTGTTCGATCATGGCTTATCCTTACGCACGGGCATAGGTTCGTGGAGCAATCTTGGGCCGCATCCAGCGCGGCAGGGTAGAGACGTGAGGGGCGTGGCTGGGCGCAGCCAATCCCATACAAAAGTAAGCGAGAGCAACGGCATAATGGTCATTACCGTCCCCCAGCTTACGAGGGTCATGGTCATCAGTCCGTAGCATAGGGATAGTGCGGATCAATTCCGGGCACCCCAACCCCTGCCCACCAGACAGAATCTGCACCTGTGGCTTTTCATCAATCAAGGTGTTGAGGTATTCGTTGACGGAATAGCCGTACAGGATGCGATCATTGATGGCTGCTGTGACCGGCACGCCGTTGCGCTCAAAGATTTCCCCAATCGAGTAATCCTGCCCCTCTTTGATGTTCATCACCGGATCGCAGAAACTCTCCAGCACCTTCATGTCTTTGGATTCCGCCAGAATTGCCAGAGCCACATCCTTTGCCAAGGTCCGTCGCCACGTCCTTTCCTTAAAAACAATGGCGCGTTTGTTAGGCAGAACAGTAATCCACAGACACACGGCAGGGTCTGGCGCATAGCCCCAGTCAATAGCCCTATAAACATGGAACCACTCATACTCGAAGATGGGCTTCCCTTCCCACATAGGGATTTCATCAATAACATGCCATGGCGCTCCATCTTCAGTCCGCTTCATGAAATCGATGAAGTACATCCCCTCACGAATACGCTCACCATTCAGCCACGCTCGACGGACATGCTCGGGTAGATTCTTGAGTCGGACGCGGTACTTCTGGGCATCCAGCGAAGGATTATCCTCTAACGTCGAGTGCTGGACTTCAAAGTCGTCAGGTAGGTAGTCCGGGTAGTCCTCTAGTCGCACGTCCTTGTCCACAAACCAGGAGTACATCCAATCCTGGCCTACGCCAAGCGGGTTGCTCCCGGCTCGCACGACTGCCATATACCCTGCGTCGAGCGGTGCTCGGGCAGCAGCACTAATCTTCAGAAACTGCTCCAACGTAAAGGTCGATAGCTCGTCAAACCCGATGAACCCGTACTCAGACGACAGGAAGTTCATCACATCGGCATCGGTTTCACAATGCGCGAAGACTAGCGATGAGCCGTTGGGAAACTTGGCGGTAAAAGTCGTATGGAGGAAGATTCCACCCAGTTCCTTCATTTCTCGCTCGATGTAGACCAAATGGGAGCGGCGTAGTTCCGGCATAGTCCGCCGAATGATCAACGCCCTGAAATTAGGTACCATCATGCAGCGCATAATTGCATCCCAACGTAGGGTGAGCGACTTCCCCGTGCCCCGTGGCCCCAAAGCTAAGGCGTTCGGAGCCTCACATGCGTGGAATAGGGCTTGCTTCGGCCACGGGGCGTACAACACCTTCTCTTTGCCGGTCTCATCAATGACCGATACGCTACATGGGTTACTCAATAGGAACCGCCTCGGCTGTAATTTCAGGCATCTGGATATCCTTGGCTGCGTCAACCCCGCCAATTCTAATCCCTATCATTATCTTATTGCCCTGTACCTGTGCTGCCTGTTTCTGGACAATCTGCACACCCTCCAGCCCGACATGCTCCATATACCACTGTGCGCCCTTCATAGCGACTTCAAAGTCGCCAGACTCCAGTGCGCCGGTCGCGGCTTGTTTATGGATGTTCACATACATCCCGGCAGAAGCGGCGAACTCATCCCTCGCATCCTCAATAATGCTCCTGATGGCGGCTGGCGACCTTCGTAGTACTTTTGCTAAACTTGTGACCTGTGCTTTGGTCACTTCTGTGGGTTGATCCTGTAGATATTGCGCCACGAAGTCCCTCTCCGTATCCGACGGCGCACCCCCACGCTTGAACACCTTCTTCGGTGCGCCCTTTGGCTCATCTTTTGCAACTATGGCTCTAGCACTGGGCATACTGTCCTATGACTGCAACAATCGTACCAACAAGGAGACACCATGGAAATTATCTCTGAACCTACCTACATTGAAGATAAGTTCACGCGCTATGACTACGGGTTTGTGGGCGATGTTCTGAGCTTCAACTTCCACGACAGCGTGGATACCGCCGACTTCCTTAACGGGTTTATGACATATACCCTTCACACCCCTCCAGAGATTATCACGATCAACTTTACGAATGTTCTCTGGTGGCGCAAAACCCCCCAAACCCTACGAAAACTTGTTCAAACACCCCCATTACCTACTCCATAGTAGCATGTGGTATGGATTTTGCACATGAACCTCTTGTGGTAAAACGTGTTGTGCTTGAACATAGTTTCGGTGCTCGTGCTGGTCTACGGGAAATCATTGGCACCGTAGACCAGCTTCCTACCATCCCCAACGTGGGCACACTCTGCCCATTATCCACCATCGATAGCGGGTTTATCAGGCTGACCCGCCACATGCCCCATTACATCCTGTTCACCGAGGTTGCGGCTCCTACCGCTGCCTCGCCCACCTAGTTCTACTGTTGAGCTAGTATCTACTGGATTGTGTACAAAAATCACCCGCCGTTTCAGTCAGAATGCTCCGGCACTCTGCTGCGCCGAGATCAGCTAAAGTATACATACATATAGACTTACAGTTACCGACTAGCATGCGCCTGAGTAGGCCGCGCCCCTCCAGCAACCGTGGCTCGGGTGATACCGCGCCGAGACTGGCGCACTGTCCACAATCCTAGCCACCTGTAGCTAGCAGATGTCAGCAGATGTACCGATTAGTAGACAATAGTCTGCCTATGGTCAGACTGCATTGTCCCAGGGTGAGGATTCCCTAGTGTTCTCTATGGGTATCATTGGCGTGGGTTGTGCTTGCCCTCTGGGTGGCGATACTGCCACTAGCGGAGGACAACATGACCCTATCTACCCTCAGAACCTATTGCCGGGCACACGGGCTGACCGCACGCAAGACGCCATACGGAAAGTACCGCGTGACCATCGCGGTTTCCCCGAGCCCAGCCAACCACGCCATGGCCGAACGTATCGCCTACTACACAACCGACATCCAAGACGCCTACGACACTGCGGCAGCTATGACTCGCGAGCCGAGCACCAACCAACGTGAGAACGAGGACTAAACTGCCACTAACAGGAGACACAGACCATGCAATCACTCTGGACAGCCCTCGAAGTTATCGGCTTTGTGGCAATCGGCCTGGGAATCGGTATGATCACCGTCTACGCGATGCTGATTCCGTTCATGGTCTGAAGTGTCAATAGTTTGACAAGGGGATGAGGGGAGGGAGTGAGCAACCCTAATCAGCAATTCAGCACATCAGGATTCTCTACATACTTCAGCTGATCACAGTCACTCGGCGTAAACTCGGAGGGACACCATGACCGCATTCAACGTCACGCTGCTACTAGTCGCCAATATCGCATCAGTCGCACTCTGTCTGAGTGCTCCCAGGAATGAACGTGTCGTGTCGGTGTTCTGCTTTGTGGCGTGCGCTCTCGCGTCCCTTATCGCCATGTTGCTAGTATCACATCTTCGTTAACCTCGGAACACAGTAGGAGATGGCACCAATGCCAACCCTCAAACACGTCTGCCGTCTAGACAGTAACAAGTCAATCCCATGTGCGGCATGCACCGATGAACTCAAAACTGTTATGGCAGCGGGTACACACGTTAAACCCATCGTCAAAGCCCTGCTCTTGACCCAGGATGAACGATCAACGCTAGTCGAAGCGTTAGGCGCCTTGGACGATAATCTTGTCGAGGCTCGCAAGACGTTACTCGCGTTGCATGACCGGGCGCTAGCGGTCGATACGTTCAGTGCGTGGATCGACAGAACCCGAACCCTCAAGCGGCGGATTGAATCAACCCTCGGTAGCTAGTCGGCTGATCACACTAGATCCAAGCGTTTGGATTCGAGCCGAGTAGGTGAACCCGCTTACTCGGCTCGAATGCTGTACGGCGTAGCCCCAGCCTAGAACCCACTTTAAAACCTACCAGGACGCCCCACATTCAACGCTGAGCAAGTTAGCCCGCTAACCTGCCCCCGTACGTAGTTCAGCCCGTCTAGCCCGATTCAATCGGCACTACTAGACGGGCTGAGAGAGAGAGAGAGAGAGAGAGACGAGCTAGGACAGCAAGAGCGAATAGCCTTTGGTAATGCGGTAGCTGGTCAAGGTGTCACACCGGATGCTTGCCTTGATGGTCGGACGATCCGCGAGCACGTCAGACAGCATTGGCAGACCAAGCGCGGCGTACCACGCCATATTCCGAACACAGAGAGCACACTCTATCGGCGAGTGCTTGCACGTCCTCGCGTGTGAGTTCAGCACATCCGACACCATACGCGCGTGCTGGGTATCCTTCGGACTGGCAATCGGCGGTAGTTGTTTCAGTCTCATATCCCTTTCACTCCCTCTCGTTTGGCCCACAGATAAAGCCGTTCATCGTTGGCAATCCATTCGCGCCTATCGCGATCGGACAGTGAACCCAGATTACTGCACTGACGCACGATCCATTGGTCGATTTCCTGTCGATGCTGTTCGATGAAGTGGCGCATAGACATAGGATTCTAGCTCCTTTTAGATATCCCGAAGGAAGTAGCAGATACCACAAAGTAAACGACCATGCCAAAAATACCAGAAACGAGCACACGGCTCATTACAGGTAGAACATCGACACGGTTTAGCACGATACTTCGGCACGATTCTAGCTCCTTTTCAGTTACGACTGTTTGACCTTGACTCGGATATACAACCCGAGGAGAAACCCTATCACCGTAGGGTAGAGCTGCCGTCTCAACTATCCTGCCTTCTGCAAGCGTTAGTAAA